AGTTAATCTCCACTGTACCAAGTTAATCTCCACTGTACCTAGTTAATCTCCACTGTACCTAGTTAATCTCCACTGTACCTAGAAAATCCAAGCTGTACCAAGTTATCCCTGTATCCTACGTTAAACCGAGCCAATCCACGTAGTTCTGCGGCAACTCTCCACCCACCTCAACCTATCACCGCTACTCGCAGACAGTACACCCCCAATGGACCACACCCCTTACCTACGGGGGCGTATCGCAGTCCAGCAAAAATTTTCCATAAAAAATACCCCGTAAGGCTCAAGGTAACCTATACGGGGTGGAGAACTTAGCCAACCAAAAAAAGAATCCTACTGAAAAACAGACACTATTGTACACACTCGCTATTCCCTGTCAACACCTTTTGTGTTAAGATCCACTAACAAGATTACGTTATTATAAGGTGGTGCAATGAACACAGTTCAACTAAAGTTGGAAGATGAGTATCATGACAAACTGCTCGCATTCTGCATGAGAAATGGTGCAACGAAGTCAGATGCAATTCGCTATATGATAGACACATTGAAATTAACAGGGGCGAGCGATGTCGAATTTGACAGATGGTATGACAGCAGACACAACATTGCCTAACGAACCGGCAGGTACACCAGTCGCAGAAAACCAAGCACTCCCAGACCTTTCTGATATTCTATCCAGCATAGACTTTAATGCTAAACCGATGGAGTACGGTAAGACGGCAAACCAAGGGCACTTCCATGTAGGTAAATGGGGTGCGTTAATTTTAGAGCTTATCGCAAATCCTGCAGACGAGGAGTCTATCCTAGAGACGTATGGCTTAACTAAGTATCAATACGAGAACTTAAAAGCCAGTCCGTTGTTCCAGCAGGTGTATAAAGAGACAGAAAGTGCGGTACTTTCGCAGGCAGCGAGTGGAGCATTTCATTTAGCCGCACGACGTGTGGCAGAGCAAGGGTTAACAGTAATGGAGAACATCATCGCCTATGGTGACGACAAGGACAAAATCAAAGCCTTTGAGACCGTCACTCGCCTGGCCAATCTTGACCCTGCAGTGCAGGCTAAACTAAAAGAAGAGAAAGTGGTACAAAGTGGTGTGCAACTGGTCGTAAATTTTGCCCCTGGTCTTGAACCACCGAAGGCCTTCCAAGGGTCTAGTGCGACCGTTATTGATGTTCAACCGGAGAAAGTAGATGAAATTTAAGTTAAGTGACAAAAACAAAGATGCATTCAAAAGTAGTGTGATGGTAGGGGTGAGCTTCGCGGTGTTCTGGTATGGGCTGGTGTCCTACGCGTGGAGTGAGCACGTAAGCCCTCTATTAGTAAGTGGGGTGATGTTCGTGGTTGGACTAGTACTTGGGTTGGTTACCACGTGGTATACAGAGGAGTAGTCCATGGCACAGATTGTGATGCCTACCTATAAGCCCTCTCCAACAGCGATAAAGTTCCATACTAGCAATGAGTTCGTGCGTGGTGTTATCGCAGGGGTTGGTACGGGTAAATCAGTAATGATGATACAAGAACTGCTCCGCCGGGGGTTTGACCAAGCACCTGGGCCGGACGGGGTGAGACGTACACGTATGGGGTTAGTTCGTTCAACATACCCTAACCTTCGTCTAACAACGATAAAAACGTTTAGTGAGTGGGTGCCGCCACTACTTGCACCGGTTAAACAGACTGCGCCAATGACCTCACGCTTTACGGGTGGGCTACCAGATGGGACACGGTTCGATATGGAGTTCGTGTTTATCGCATTGGAAAACGTGCAGGACGTACAGAAACTTAAATCTATGGAGTTCACCATGATTTTTATCAACGAAGCGCGAGAAGTGGCCTTTGAAGTTTTTGATACGTGTAAAGAGCGTGTGGGGCGTTTCCCACCTTATGATGAGCGTACTAACACAGGCGGTTGTACATTTAGTGGCGTGATATTCGATAGCAACCCACCGGGAGAAGACCATTGGATTGCCAAACTTGACCGTAACCCAACAGAGAGCAGTAAGATTTTCCACCAACCTGCACCGTTTATAGAGAAGGTGAATGCCAAAGGTGAGATAGAGTATATTGACAACCCAGATGCGGAGAACCTGGAGTACCTTAACCAGAAACCGCCACCGGAAGGAGTGGTGTATACGCGTGAACAACGACGTGCGTTCGGGTATGCGTATTATCGCAGACAGTTGGACGGCAAACCTAAACACTATATTGACACCGAGATTATGGGTAAATATGGTAGCAACTTCGATGGCCGTCCGGTGTATCAGGAGTATTGGGCGGAAGAGATGGTGTGTGAGTATCCACTTGAAGCTAAGTACGGCTACCCTGTTATTCTTGGTATAGACACCACCGGCCTTAACCCTGCGGTGGCGTTCGGACAGTTAGAGATGGGGGTGTTGCAAATTAAGCATGAGTTGTTGGCACTCGATATGCCGTTCGTACCATTTGTGCGTGACGTGTTAAAGCCATTCTTGGCGCAGCATTACCCAGGGTGTCAGGTGGTGGCGTACACTGACCCTGCCAACCCACGGGATAGCAACCGAGGTGAGACACCTGTTCAGGTGCTTCGCCAGTATGGCATACAGGCACAGAACGCACCTACTAATAAATTTAAGGCACGACTAGATAGTGTGATTAGCTTCTTGCAACGTAGAGGTGGCTTGTTGATCGACAAGCGATGTGAGAAGATAATCGACGGCTTCCGTGGCGGCTACCACTACCGACCATTGAACATCAGCGGAGTAGGGAAAACTTACTCAAGTGAACCTGTGAAAAATGAGTTCAGCCATTTGGCTGATGCTGTTCAATACCTTTGTAATGGTATACGTCACGGTTCTGATAATCAACAAAACCAACACACTTACAGACGTTCAGCGTCCAAACGTGTATACTAAGGGGTAGGTAATGGAAATTAAAGAACGCCTAGGTCTCGCGCAAAAGATAAGCGAGAGCAAGGGAGAAAAAGCGGTTGAGTTCAAAGACAGTCTAGCTCGCATGGTGAAGTCTGACTTTGATGCAGCAGTGCGCCACAGAGCATTGCATAAGTTTGGTGACTATACTGCAGAAGAAGTGCTGAATAACTGCTATGCACAATACTACGGTGAAATCCCATGTGATATAAAAGAAGCATTCGGTAATATGCCGATGCCTAGTCTCACACAACTAAAAGTGAGCGCACTTAATGCGTGGATACGTGACTTATTATTTGGCAGCGGTGGTACACCGTTTACGGTTGAGCCTACGCCAATTCCAGAGCTTAACAAAGAGATTGAAGATGAAGTGCTTATGCGCGTCAAAGAGGTTATCTTTGGCAAAGTGGAGAATGTCATTCCACAGACTAAGCACGACATGGAGAAACTTATTCGCGATGAGAAGAAATACGTACGTGATGCTATGTTAGTAGCTGCTAACAACGCAGCGAAAGCGATGGAAACGGTGATGTGGGATCAGTGCGTTGACGGTGGATACAATAAAGCAATGAAGAAATTCTTGCAGGACTTTTGTATTTATCCGTATGCGGTCTTAGAAGGCCCAGTACCGGAAGTTCGGACGAATTTTGTGTGGAGTGGTAATACTCTGAAGGCTAAAGATGAGGTTGTATATGCAGTTAACCATGTCAGCCCGTTTGACTTTTTCTGGTCTTCAGATAGCACAGATACACAAGACGGTTCATATGTCATCGTTCGCAAGCGTTACTCACGTCAGCAGCTAGTAAAAATGGCTAAACTTGATTCCTATATAAAGGAAAACGTGGTAGCTGCGTTAGAGCATTTCAGTGACCGTAACACACCGGTGAACTGGTTGGGTAGTAACCCAGAAGATTCTAACGACATTATCCCATGGGACGGTAAGACTTCATTAGAAGTACTTAAATATTATGGGTCAGTACGTGGTGCGACGCTAAAAGAGTACGGTTTAACAGAAGTAGAAGATAACGAGTACTACGAATGTATCATTCACACGTTGGGCTGGTTCACGCTGAAAGTGGTGATTAACCCTAACCCTAACGGCCACAAACGTCCTATCTATGTGACAAGCTACGAGAAAACAGGTAACGGCATCATGGGTTACGGTATTGCACAAAAAGTTCGTGAGGTTGAACGTGCGTTCCAAAGCTGTCTTCGCGGTATGATTAAAAACATGGAGTACTCCAGTGGCCCGATTGGTGAGGTTGACTTCAGTCGTATCCAACAGTGGATTACGGACGACCAAGTAGGTGATGTTGAGCCGTTCACAGTTAACCCAGTTGACCCAGACCCAGTTGGTGGTGGGCGACCTGCTTATGTGTTCCACAACTTCCCAAATAACACGGCATCACTAAGTAATGTGTGTCAGTGGTTCATGTCTCTCGCAGATATTATGACCCAAATTCCGGCAAGTATTCATGGTCAGCCAGTAGGTACAGGTGCTAACCGTACGTTCCGTGGTATGTCTATGCTTTACGGTAACGCACTGAAAGGTGTGCAGAGCGGGATTACTAACATTGACGATGATGTGGTGTCTCCATTTGCAACTGCTTTATATATGTATAATCTCAAGTTTAACGATCGTGAAGACATTAAGGGCGACGCCAAAGTAGTAGCTCGCGGTGCGAGCGGCCTCATGGAGAAAGAGCTTAAGAAAAATGATATGCTCGAAGCAGCACAAGTGGTGGCAAGTCTTGCTCAAACAGGACGAGTTAAACCTGAAGCGATTGACAAAGCAGTTGATAGAGTACTACAGGCACTTGACTTGGTGGACTACGACCTTGATGACATCATGGATAAGATTGGCGGTGAGGACGAAGTACAAGTTGACCCAATGGCAGCGTTACAGAGCCAACCACAGCCTGGCCAACCACCGGTTGAACAACCTCAGTAGTAATTAAGTAAAAAATTTTACAGAAGTTAGTTGATACTTACTAACTTCTGTAATAGAATATGTTGTAATATCAAAATAGGGGAAGAACTATGAGTTCACTTAATGGACGTAAAATGAAGCTTGGCGACGTAGTTTACGACGTGCTCAAAGGCATGGGCCAAGTAGTTCGCGACGGTGGCGGCACACTTAACGTAGTGGTACGTTTCCGTGAAGGCGATGAGTTATCATACGCACAAGATGGTACATTCCAAGGCGAAAAACGCCTGTATTGGAAACCACCTTATATCTTAGAGCCACGTGGCCCTAATGACAAAGCCTACGACGATGCAATCGCATTAATCACACCTATCTACAATAAGTTGGTAGAACGTGAAGCAGGTAATCAATAAGTGGCAAGACTTCATCTGGAGCAAAGTAATTGTTCCCGTTGCTGACTTGTTTAGACTAGAGTGCGAATATTGCTGGTGGTGGCGTGGATTCTTAGTGGGTTCAATCGTAGCATCAGCACTGTTCATTTTGTTTATAAAGGTATTGGAGTTGCTATGACTTGCCAAATTACAACAAGCCGTAAGGCTGGTAATACAGTTCAAGCACAAGAGCCGAATGTGTTGTTCAATGCACGATCTAGCAACACAGTATCGCATATCTTCCACGTAGACCCATGTGTTCCGGTGAAAATCTGTACATTTGGGTTAGGTGCAGAAGACGCACTTGTGTTACACAAAGTTCACCCTAAAGCAGGCAATATGCCACAAGGCTATGGCTGTATCTGTAGTGCAGAGCCTGGTTCTTCTGTTAATATCGAGATGAGTGAGCCGTTTAAAATTAACGGTGAAACCGTCGAGTTGACAGCGAAAAACAGCGCAGTGTTCCTAACTATCCCAGGTTTATTCATTCTTGAGATGAAAAACAAGTCAATGTTAGGCAAAGTATTCTGTACTATTACAGAAGTAGAGTGTTGCTGCTTACCAAATAAATTAATTATCGGTAATTAATTATGTCTAAACCAGTTCAAATAATCTCGCCAAAATCAACATCAACGCTATCCAGAGTGTTCCAAGTGTACCCTGGCTATGCGATGGTGATTTCGTCGTTTAATTTCCAAGGCGAAAAACACAATGATGTAGGCGATGTGATTGAAGACGGAGACTGTGCTGTACTTCACAAGCTGAAAGTAGAGCATGGCGAGATGCCACACGGCAATGGCTGTGAGGACGGAGAATGTCGTCAATGTATATTTGAGCCTGAAGAATTAAAGATCGTCAGTTCTGAACCAGTTATGTTATGTGAGGATACTATGGCTCACTTTTGTGGTCAGAACTTGACGGTTCTTTCCATACCTGGATACTACGCGTTCGAGTTATGTCGCGAAGCATCGTTAGGTAAAGTGACTATTGAGGTAGAAGAAATTACTGCCGAGGTAGCGAAATTAATTCCACAAAACTTTTTCCATGGAGCATAAGATGTCAAGTTGTATGAAATGTGGTAAGTCAGCTGGTATTCCTTCATCTATCCCGATGAAAGATATGCGCACTGGCACAATGCGTTCGGTACAAACGAGTGCGGACTTAGCAATGTCCAAGCCTAAACTTAAAGACCAACGCGATATGAACCAAACTAAACTTAACGTGAAGAACCCTGTACGTGGCTAAGATTAGATTTGGTGTTTACACCGTTACTGAAGAAGATATGAATATGTTGACGAAGCTGTTTGCTGACCAGCTAATGGCTCAACAGTTCGTATCTTTTTTGGATAAGGTGAAGCGTACCAACGAGCAGTTGCACGGTCAGACAGCCCAGATGTATTTAATGACTGACTCACCTGAGCAACGTGCTATGTCCTTGTCGTATAAAGGCAAGGCAGAGTTTGCGTTAGAAATGGCGCAATTAGTTAAACAAGTCAATAAATAGGACACGGATTTATGGCTAAATATCAATTCGCAGAACAGGCGCGAAAAACACTAGAAGAAAACGGAGTTGTGATTAACGACGACGGTACGACAGGATTCGCAAAACAGCCTGAACAATTTGTTGTAGGTGACGAAGCAAAACCAGCGGAAACTCCTTCACAAGAAACACCACCTGCACAGGTGGAAGAACCGGCTAAACCAAACGCCGAAGAAACTCAAGCAGAGAAAGACGAGCGCGATCGTTTAATCGAGATGCAACGCCAAGAACTGGAAGAGTTACGTGCGAAAGCTAACCAAGCACCAGCACAAACACAGCCTGCTAAGTCAGAGCGTGAGACAGAATTAGAAACTGAACTTGCTGCACTTCGTGCACAGTTGGCTGAGAAAGAGACTGCACAGTCTGCAGACGAGTTCCGTGCGATGCTAGAAGCGCAAGGTTTCGACAGTGAGAATTTAGATGACGACGTATTGTTAGAAGTACGTGAACGTCTTATCGCTCCAACAGCGAAGAAACTCACTGCGCTAGAGCAACGACTATCGAAAGCGGAAGAAAGATTCCGTGAGCCTACACCAGCAGAGCGTTTAGAACAAACTAAGCAAAAGGTGTACGGTGAAATTAAGAAAGAAATTCCTGACTTCGACACTATCTTTAACTCTAAAGAGTTCAAAGAGAAGTTGACAGCCAGTGATGACCGATTCCCTACGGCTACGTATGGCCATGCTTTACAAGAAGCGTTAGAGAACGGTCGTTCAGATTTTATTATCCGCGAGATTAAATCTTTCATGGGTGGTAAAAAAGACCCATTATCTGCAATCGCAGACGTAAGTGGGTCAAACGGTGCAGGTAAAGCAACCGAAGCGAAAGCAGAAGAAAGTGGCTTTACATTCACTGATGAGGAAGCTAGAAAAATGTTGAGAGCATTCCAAATGCGTGATATTTCTCGACAGGAGTATAGTGAATATCGATCAAAACTGGACGCACATCGTCTAGGTAAATAACACAATAGGAGCTAACAATGGCGCAAGCAGGTTTAGGTTCAGCGTCCGGTTATGGCAGTATCCACGATACTCCTCTCGCAACGAAAGGTTACCATAGCCGTATCATTGAACGCGGTTGGGAAAAAGACATCTTAGGTGAGATTGTTAATACCCGTATCGTAGCGCAAGCATTCGACTGTAACCAAGTAGTAGAATTCATCTTACAGCCGGACGTAGGCCCATGGCGTAAGTATGAAGATAACCAAGTTATCAAACCGGACACTGTACAAATCACATCTGTACAAATGACTCTTTGTAACCAAGCTTACAAAGCAATCAAAATTGATAACAACTTACAACGTAACCTTTGCCAATTCTGGTCAAAATTCGAAGCAGGTTTCTTAGATTCTTGCTATCGCGAATTATCTGGTATGTGGCACAGCTTCGTATTATCAGCAATGGTATTAGAAGCAGACCGTCGCAACAAAGGTGCGAATGCAGGTCGTGACCGCTCTATCAACTTAGGTACAGTAGGTGCACCAGTTCGCGTTACCCCAGGTAACTTACCAGTAAACTTAATGAATTTACGTAACGTATTAGTACACAACAGCCGTTGGAAAAATGGCGAAATGTTCTTAATCGTTCCACCTGAATTCAGCAACGTAGTGATCCAGTCTGAATACCGTTTAGCTGCGGATATTTCATGTTGTAAAGATCCTTCTATGTTATTAACTGGTGAATTACCGGGACAATTAGCAGGCTTCCGTGCGATCGAATCTATGCGTACAATCAGCGCATTCGACCAAGCGGTAAACAAACAAGCGTATTACATCTTAGCGTTCTGGAAAGAAGCGTTTGCTTTCTATGGTGACATCACCGAAGGTCGTATCATCGAAGATAAAGACTACTGGGGTCGTCAATACCAAATGGCAGCGTTGTGGGGCGGTAAAGCAATTTACGGTGATGCAATCGCAGTTGGCTATTGGACTTTTGAGTAAGGAGTTTAAAATATGGCAGATGCAATTCTTACATTAGGCGGCCCATACCGCTACAACCGTTCTTCAACCGCGCGTCAAACTGTTTATGGTACAGAAAGCAATGGTGTACCTGAACGTATCGCTGGTGAATATATGCATGGTTTCTTCACTGTGGGTAACTCATTAAACCCATTATTCAGTGAAGGCCAAGCAGAAGCATTAGAAACTGCTAAAGTAGGTGCTAATGACTTTATTCACTTATTCGAAGTGCCGTCTAACCACACTTTAGTGGACTTAGCGGTACGTGTAGTTCCAGTTCAAGCAGAACGTGGCTACCAAGGTAAAGCAAACGCTGACGGCTTAGTAGTTTCTGTAGAAGCTCGCGAATACAGCAAAGAAACATTGAAACCTACAGGTACAACCTTAGAGTTAGTAGATGACTTAAGCGGTATTCCAGCTAACGCAGAAGCGTTCAAACGCAGCGCGGTAAAACCTGCAAATGCAGGTCACTGGATCGAAAGTGACAAGTACGTAGTTATCGGCTTAAAAGTTGATAGCTTACCGAACGGTAAAGAAGTTAAATTGTCAGACATCACTGCTCGCATTGAAGTGACTGGTCACGCGTTTGACTACGAATGTCCGATTCACGTGTAATCACGGGGCGTGGGGTAACACCCACGCTTTTAAGCTATGGCACGAAAATATGCGGATCTAGCCCGTCAAGCTAGAGAACGTTATAACCAACAATCAGATGGAGACCAAGAAATGGCTCAAGACACAATGAATGTTGCCCCACCAATGGCAAAGAAAGCACAATTTTTACGTGACGCAGACGGTACAATCTACCCATGGGTTCCTGAATTAGCGGCACGTGGCGACTTAGTTGCAGCGTATGATCCTGAAAAACCAGATGCATTCGCAGAAGACCAAGCACAAATTGCGTTGAATCGTGAATTAGAAATCGCGAAAGAACGCGCTGACGCAGAAGAAGTAGCTCGCCTTGAAGCACAAAAACGTGCGGAAGAAGAAGCGGCGAAACGTGCGGAAGCAGAACAAATTGCACAAGCTAACCAACGTAACTTGACACAAGCACAAGAAGCGTTAGCCCGTCAAGAAGAAGAACACGCGAAGAAAATCGCAGAGCTTCAAGCACAGATTGATGCAATGGCTAAACAGCAAGCGGAAGTTGCAGTGGAAGCAAAAGCACCTAAAGCGAAGGCAAAAAAGGTAGAGAAACCAGCGCCTGTAGCGGAAGAAGACATTAACTTTGACGAAGTGGACGACTAATGACAACGATCAATGACTTGATTGTACGCGCAGCGCGTGACTTAAATGACTATACAGACGAAGTGCCGAACAAACAGTTCCAACGCTGGACGCAAGGACAGCTATTAGGGTACTGGAATGAAGCGCTTTGTGTGATGTATACGCTCAATCCGAGTAAGTTTAAGTGCGCTAAAGTAGCTAAATTAAAACCTGGAATTAACCAAGTGTTTGATGAATGCAAGCGTGTACTATCAGTCATTGGTGTAAGCGACAAAGACGGAAACGTGCTGTATGAAATTGAAAAAGATACAGACGATAAGAAGTTAAAGTGGGGTGGCTATCGCCCACGTCACTGCACGACGTTTACACATAATCGTGATTTTAAGTTGACAAGTTATCGTATTTTAACGGATAAGGACGGTTCGGTTATGGTTAAACCAGCCGTTCCTTATGGTATGGACGTTCATCTCAAGTTTATGTGCGAAACACCACCACGTGAATTTGAGATGAACAATTTAAGTGCTGACATTGCACAATCAAACTGCATCGACGTGACAATGGGCGTACACTGGGTACTTTTCCGGGCATTGATGGTAGATGAAGAAAGCCAGTCGTCAAACTCACTCGCAAGTCAGCACTTAAACTTGTTCTTTAAATTGCTCGAAGTTAAGACAGAGACCGACAAAGACAGTAACTACAACCTTGAAGGGTTACCTGCAGTACTTAAGCAGTTGGTTGCTAGAGAAGTGGCTCGATACCAGTTGGGGATTAAATAATGTTAGACCAAATTGAAACCGTACCACTGTCTTATTTTATTGACGAACTTATGTTGCTCGATGGGATTGAGCAACCAATGGCAGAAGACTATGTTCGCAAAGCTGCGATTGACTTCTGCACAAAGACACAGATTATCAGACGTAAGCTTGACATTGAGCTAATTGCGTGTGCTGATGAATATTTAATGGATCTTGAAGACTGTGACCGTGTGGTGAGTATTCAAGAAGCCTGTGGGTACGAGGTGTTAAGCAAAGAGCCTTGTGCTATGCCAGTTTGCAGCGGACACCACATTTGGTACGTGTCGCCAAATAGCTTGAAAGTTAGCCCTACGCCTGTTGTAAGTGGGAACAAGTTGAGGGTTGTGGTGTCCGTTGCGCCAACACAAGATTGTTGTGAGTTAGATGCAGTGCTGTATCAGAACTACAGAGAAGCGATTATTGACAAGGCATTGTCCATGTTGTATCGCATTAAGCAGGCACGTTGGTTCGACTTAAATCTTGCGACAATTCACGAAAAAGATTACAAACAAGCTATCGTCCAAGCTGGTGCAGACAGACTGTTAGGCGTGAGACGAGGTAAGATTCGATTAAGATCAGGTGGTATTTATGGCTAATTGTGGTTGCAAACCGTGCAGTAAAGAAATGCCGGAAAGTAAAACCAAGTGTAAGCAGTTCTCGCTTTGTGTAGGAAACAAATCACTGCACTATGACGGGAACTGTTTATTTATAACGGACAGAAAGTATAAGATCCCAGACGGCACTTATACGTCTATTACTTTCAAAGATGGTTGTATCACTGGTGTTGACAAAGCACCGTTGCCTATTTATACCCCACAAGCTTGTTGTGACGGTGCATCACCTGTTACGGAAGTGCGTAGCGAGCCATTAACTGCCGCAGAAGGTACAGGTAACTTAGCGGTAATTTCTGGAAATAAACTCACCGTTGACCCAGTGTGGAAAACTACTAAAACCGTAAATGTAAGCGGAGTAGGTACATCAGCTAATCCATGGAAAGCTGAAGTTGTACTAGCTAACCAGCACAACCGAATCGTTGCCACAGAGCACGGACTTAAAGTTGAGCTAGAGTTTGGTTCGTCTGATACGGTGAAATTATCTGGATCAGGTACAGTAGCAGACCCGTACAAGCTCGCAGTGGATAAGTTACAAGCGACACTACCTGAAGTAAACAAATCTGAAATCTTAGGTAACGGGTTCACCATTACAAAAACAGGCTTATTTAGAACTTCAAATCCGGATTTAGAATTGATCACAAACCTTCAGTTTTCAACTCCAGCTCTAACAGCGACAAACGCAGGCATGGCGACAATCATCAGCCTACATGAGGACGAATTAGTTACGGCAATTATCGCAAGTCCTACGGCACTGCAGAAATTGAAAACAGCACTAGGAATCTAATATGAACTTGTTGTACAAGAACTTCAAAGGACTAATGCCACGATATGACGACCATCTCTTAGGAGATGGTTTTGCCGCAACTGCGGTTGACGTAAATTTATGGCACGGTACATTACGCCCGTTTCGTGAGAAGAAACTTTGTCATGCGATCAAGAAAGCGACTAAGTCCGTCTTTTATGACAACTGCTGTTGGAAAGAGTTTGACAAGTGCGTTGAATTTACGCGTATGAATACGACGTGTGGAAGACAAGTTGTGACAGGGTTATTCGATTATCCGGCAACTGCGTGTTCAGACGAGTGCAACCCAAAATGGATTCGCCTAGGACTACCTTCGCCAAAAGGTACATTGACCGTTGAACGTCTAGATCCATTGAAAGACATTCAACACTGTTATGCAGAAAACTTAATTGACGCGATAGACTACCAACGTGTGTCACGTTCTTACGTATACACCTACGTGAATAGTTGTTGTGACGAAGGCCCACCTAGCAGACCAACAGAGCTTGTCGATGTTGATGACGGCGGTAGAGTAATGTTGAGTGGGTTCACTACACCAGCACCTGAATACGGTGTAGAGAAAGTGCGAATCTATCGCCTTGCGAGTGGTTTTGACCAAACTAATACCTCGATTGATAATTTCATGATTGAGGAGAAAAATGCTCTAAGTGAGTATTACTTAGTTGCGGAAATTAATATTACTGATGCAGCGTACGTAGATGACAAGCATGATTACGAGCTTGGGTATGCACTTGAGACGCAGGAGTACGCAGAACCGCCTAAAGATTTGCGTGACATTGTCACAGTTGACGGCACACAGCTTGCAGGGATTACGAATGGTAACAAGATTAGATTCTCTACCCCTAACTTTCCGCACGCTTGGCAAGAAACTGATGAGCTAACAATCCCAGATACTGCGCAAGCGCTGATTGAGTTTAACCACAATATCATTGTATTAACCTGTGGTGCGGTGTATTTAATTGAACCTATTGAAGATTGTAAAACAGTTGGCTGTCGCAGAGTACGTAAGACTATTGAAGACTATCCGTTAGTGAGTTGCTGTGGTGGTCACGGTTATGCGTTGACACCTAAAGGGGTGGTTTATGCGTCTATTGAGGGGTTGATCCTAACAGACGGTATTCAGGCGACTAACATCACGTCACCCTACTTCGCACCTGATGATTGGCAAGCTTTGCACCCTGATCGTATGAGTGTTGCGTACAACAGAGATAGTATTTATTTTTTCAGTGACGTGGCTGGATATTGTCTTCAGTTCCCAGTTAGCTTAGCGAGTTGGGACAACTCTCATCTTATCGCACTTTCAGACCGTCCACAGTTTGCCTTTGGTGCAAACGACGAGTTATATCTCGTAGAAAAAGACGGTGTGTATCGCTGGGACAGAGGGGACAAATTACGTCCATACAAATGGGTAGGTAAGAAAGAGATTTCCCCAACACAGATAAACTTTGCTGGTGCGAAAGTAAGCCGTTATAATAACGGTGATGTTACGTTCAGACTAACTGGCGACAACATCTTAATCAAAGAATATCAACCAGTGGAAACCGAAAAGTTCCGTTTACCTAGCGGTCGCAGAGACGTAGAGTTTCAAGTAGAAATGACAGGTACTGCGGAAGTTTATCAAGTTGAGTTATCCACAAGTTACAGAGAGTTAGGCACGGTATGAAAGTACAAACAGTAAAATTCCCACAAACACCAGAAGCAACTTTAGAAGAAATCTACTCGTTACGTGGATTATTAGATAAATACCACATGGAGCAATTCGGTACGGCTGATGTTCTCCCGTCAGAAATGTTGGCAATTATGTGGCATGCTGCACAGATTGACTTCATTGAAGCATTAAATGACGCAGACGAACGCATCGGTCTCGTCATGGTTAGTATCTATTCTAAAGTTGACGACACTCGCGGTGCAAACATTATGGCGGCATATGTAGAAGAAGACTACAGATCGCAAGGTGTGTTTAAGCAAATGCTTAACCTAGCCAAAGTTGTGTACCGTGCGAGAAATATCCTTACCTTGGACTTAACTGTTCCACTGCAAGTAGATGCGAGCTGGTTCGGTAAGGAGCACACAAAAACGTATAGATTGGAGTTATAGTAAATGGGCTGGCAAGAAGTTCCGATTAGTGGTAGTTCGTCTACCTCACCAACTGGTACACCTGGTGCTGCGGTAACTCCGCCAGCACCTACAAGTACGAGTAACATTCCGGAAGATAAGTTCCCTGGCGCATTGAACGCTGGGTGGACTGATTATTATCAATGGGCCAGCAAAGACTATAGTGCGTGGAGTTCTGCGTTTGATGAAGCAGAATCTGCGCGAATTGAAGAAAGTAGAAGATGGTTAGAGTACTACAATACGGTGTATTCAGAAGATATGTCGTGGTGGAAGAAACTAACCATGTTCGCCTTAAATGGCGTACAACTATGGGCGTTGTGGAAACAGTTTCAACAGCAACGTGACTTAGCCGATAAAACTCATGACATCGCAGAACGTGTTCAGAAGATTGCGGAAGAATTATTCTCCTTTTACAAAGAGACGTATTATCCGCATGAAATTGCGTTGAGCAAACAGATCAATGGCTACTTTGAGAACCCATACTGCGCTAACTATTCCGGTACAGGCGACAAGTTTGATAACAACATGAAGTTAGCCTTCCGTGCAGCGCGTGAATCTGTGACAAGATGCACAAGCTCTATCTGTGCTCCGTTTACTGACAGCGATAATCTCTCATGGGAGATTGAGCAGATGCAGGCTAGAGGTAATGCCCGTAACGGTGCTTATCGTTACGAAGAACTACGTAAGGACACCAAAGATAACAAATGGCTTGAGCTTCGCATGAAGTTTATTCAGATTGGACGAAACGTATCTCAAGACGGACAGAACGGTATTATGAAGGCGTTTAATACGTTTAGTAGCTTCGGGGCTGACCCAGGTGCTGCACTTAGTCAAATGCTAGGTGTACTATCTAACACCGTAGGTCAAATGATTTCTTCGCCTACTGCGCCTAAGAGCGATTTATCGCAACTTAAATCAAGTAATCTATTGTATCAACCGTACTTTGGTAACATTATGCAATCTGGTGACGTACAACCTGCGAAGACGCAGAAGATTACATATACGGGGTAATAACACATGGTAGCGTTTACACTCACGAACTATCAAGCCCTCGCACAAGCACAAGGCCAAGAGTACGAAAAGGCGCTGAAAGCTAGGGTAAAAGAGGAATTCGACAAGAATAAGGAGAACCACTCCAAGTGGGCGAGTAAGTTCTCCCAAGCTGAATCCGAGCGTCGCAAGGAAGAGACCAACTGGCGGAAGTTTTATGCGAAGGTTTATAAGGAAGAAAACTCGTGGCTAAAAGAAACTGCGTTTTATATTCTAAACGGCATTCAACTTTGGGCTTTAACCCAACAATACCAGCAACAGAAAGAGATTGCTGACCGAGTCTACGACTTAGCTAACCGACAACAACGGATAGCAGAGGAGATGTACAGCCATTATAAAGAGCAGTACCAGTCTCACGAAACAAACTTAGGTAAGCAAATTAATAACTACTTCGCCAATCCATATCGTCCGCAGTATGATACTACCGCAGGGCGATTCGTCGTAAATGCGAGAGCACAGATGACAGGGAAGAGACGAGAAGTACTTATGTGTGCCAGCCAGTATTGCACAGGTGCAACGAAGACTGCGTTACGTGACCTAGCGCTCCGTGAAGCCAACCTAGTAGGTAACGCAATGAACAGTGCGGTTAAATACGAAAACCTGCGAGAACAACGCATGGAAGACAAGTGGCTACAAGTTCGCTTGGCATTTATTCAAACCGGACGTGGTGTATCTGGCCAAGCGATCGCAGGTATCGACGGTGCATTGTCTGCGTTCAGTCGGTTCGGGGCAGACCCAGGTGCGGCATTAAGTAACTTATTAGGTACAGCTGCCTATGCAATAGGTGGAATAATTCCTTCACCAAGTTATAATAGACCTGCTCCGATTGTGGAAGCAACACCAGCTTATAGCCGTGGGTCAGCAACGACACCACGATATGTTTCATCAGTACTGAAAGGATAATTTATGTTTATTGTATCTCCAACCAAAGGTGGCTATCGCGGTGACGTAGTAAATAGTGGCTTCCGTCAAGGTCGTCAAGATGCTTACCGTGATTACATCGACAATTTCAACTTCGCATTGAAGGCTGACGCGGCTAACAACGCGGAGAACCAAAAGCAAGTAGAACGTATTGCTAATAACTACGCGCTACAAAACCAAATGCGTCAAGGTGCACGTAACGAAGCGCTTAATTTCGTGAATGATAGCGCGAAAATTGACGATGCATTGACGTCAGCAGATATTAGTTTCGTGAAAAATGCCGAGCTACGCAACCCAGAAACTGTTCGTCAGTTAGGTGAGTCACAGGCTACTCAAGTTCGTGCGGCACAAAATGCGAATGAAAACAACGCTGCGTATAAAGCGAATACTGCACAAACCATGGTTGAGCAACAACCTATCGAAGCCAATGCACGTAAGGCTAAGTTAGAAGCAAGTACAGTGGCTAGTGAGTTCAGCAAACAGAAAGGTTCGCTTGGTTTAGACTCTACTAACTGGTTGTCTGCTTATGGTGGTGAGAAAGGTTATGAACCATACATTGACAGTCTTGTAGATTCACGTGCAAACGAATTAGTCGCAGAAGCACAGCAACGTGGCGAGGTGCTCGACCCGAACGAAGTTAAACAACAGCTAGCGTCTGACCCACAGTTTATCCGTGACGGTTACGCAGAGTATCAAAAAGTACTATCGCAAGCACAGAACCAACATAACTTAAGCGACGGGTACTATACTGACCAAAACGGTAACCCAGTCAACGCACGTTATGGAGCACGGGGTAGAACAAGTGCAGAAGCAACCGGCAGTGCAGGCAGACCACAACAAAAGGCATACAAAATGGGCGAAAGCTTCCAGTCTTTTAAAGAGACTACACCGCATGAATACGTTTCTGAAAATGCAATTCGCAGTGGCAACACAATATATTTTGCGAACGGTCAGATGATCACTTTCCCTGAAGGTACAAATATGGAAGAAAAGGTGAAAGAATACGCAAACTATGATATGATTAGCAACGTTGAAAAACCGAAACAAAAATAGGTATACCGATGGCAAAACAACTAGATAATTACTTAGAGGACAAGAACGTTCAAGCGTTCTTAGCTCTTATCCGTGACACAGAGGGTACAGCGAAAGGAGCCGACCCTTATCGCGTGTATGGTGGCAGTTCAAAAAACCAAATCAAAGACTTGTCTAAACCAGACTTTAAGCGTTGGGGTTTCACCCAAACCGACGGGAAGAAAAACACTTCGTCTGCGAGTGGTGCGTACCAGTTCTTAGAACGTACATGGAATGGATTAGCAAAAGAGCACGGCTTAACCGACTTCTCTCCCCGTTCACAAGACTTAGGTGCAATCGCGCTACTTAAACAATCTGGCGCACTTGATTCAATCGTGAAAGGTGACTTTGATACTGCAGTCAAAAAAGCTAACCGTATTTGGGCGAGTTTACCTGGTTCACCATACGCTCAACACACTCGCAGTAACGAATATGTTGCACAGTCACTTGCGAAACACTTAGGTGAAGATGTGGATTTAACTAAGTACAAAATGCCAGCAGGTGCACCTAGCCCAAAGCAGGAAGCACCGACGAGCAAGACAGTATCGACTTCGCCTTCGGTGCAGGACAAAGTGACGGAGACGCTCCAAGAAGTAGCGGTGAACGTAGCGACACCAATCGCGGAGAAAGCCGTCAAGTCGCTAGCCGTGAACCTGTTCAGCAAAGTCTTGGATTTGTTCCTACGGAGGTAGCACAACTAAATGACGGATCGCAGATTGTTCCTGAAAACCAAGCGGAAAGTGCGTTCCTTCAACACGTGGCGAACAATCCTACTCGTACAGATGAAGAAAAAGAACACATTGCAAAAATGGGTGCACTTCTTGGCCCAGATAAGTTCGACCTAGACTTCACTGCGCAACAACGCGCTCAACTCCCTACCGAGTTGGACGAACCATTAAGACGAATGATTAGAGAAGTATAAATATGGGAAAATACGACACGATCCTATTCGGTGAGAGCGGAACAGAGAAACCGCAGTATCAATCGAAATACGACAATATCTTATTCGGAACTACTACACAGCCAGCAGAAACTCCTGCTGGCGAAGTCGTATCTGAAACACAGGAAAATACGGAAGGTCCATTAGCAGGTTTACCGCAGCAAGAAACCAAGAAAGACTTCAACACACTCTTAGGTGACTACGGTATTTCTGCGGAGTATGGGAATAAAATTTCATACGACGACCTCAATGCTCGCCTTAAAGCAGATAACGTACCTACAGATGTTCGCAGAAACTTACAGCAAGAATGGTTCAAAGGGTACCAGAAATATATCGACCGCCTACAAGATGGCGACGAGAAGAAAGCCCACCAAGAACATTTGCAAGCGTTATCTGAACGTCCTTCTACCTACTTGGAGAACACAGTTGTCAACGCATTAGCGGAAGGTGCGAAACGAGGTATTGTCGGAACAGAAGCAGCAGCGGAAGGTGTTAAGAACTTAGCGACCAGTTACGTTGATCTATCAGATGAAGAACTACTTGCGAAGTATTACCCAGAGTTGGCAGAGCAGGTTAAGAAAGCGGGTGGTGTAGATCAATTACGCCAGATTGGTATGGCGACTAAACTACAAGATGAAGACTTATCTGGCATGGGTACAACTGCGCTACATGGTTCAACACCGGAACAACGTGAATTAGGTACTAAACTACTTAATGCACTCGCAGATGCTCGCGCGCAAGATGCACTAAATCGCACTGACAAAGAAGGCGAAGAAGTTGTACTGGAAGACGGCACAGTTAAGAAAATGCCGAATCTCCAAGCAGCGGACTACTACAACAAAGCACCTTCTCGTATTGCTGGCGAAGATGAAGCAGCGAAAGAGTTCAACGAAGATGTACTTAAATCACTTGCAACCGCCAACGGCTGGAAGCACCTGATTAACGCAGGCGCACAATCTGCTGCACAAAACGTCCCTACACTTGTCGCTGGTACAGCTGCCGCGTTTGTATCTGCACCGGTTGGTATTGCTATTATGCAATCTGGTAACATCACCGACCAACAGCTACAAGGTATTCAAGATTTAGCTGATAAAGAATACAAAAAACGCCACGGAGAAGATGCGAACGTAACTGACCTATCTTCTGCGGACTATCTAAACTTCTTAACCGACTTGGCTAAAGAAGGCAAAGTATCTGACAAAGCGGCAGAGAGTTTCAAAACTGGTTTCGCAATGACTTTAGCGGAGCAAGCAACTGGCGGTGTTGTAGGTAAATTAGGCTCTAAACTCGCTGGTATGTCCGCGAAGACTTTAGCTGGTAAAATCGCATCAACCGCAGGTGCGCTAGGTATCCATGCGACAGATGAAGGTTGGCAAGAAGTATCATCACAGATCGTAGAGAATGTAAGTAAAGGTAAACCGTGGAACGAAGGTTTATCCCAAGCGTTTGTACAAGGTACTTTCTCTTTAGAAGGTGTAACTCAACACGCAGCGAAAGGTATCGGTAAAGTAAAAGAAATTCGCGATGCGCGTGCGCAAAATCTGGAGAAAACGACGGAGCAAAACCTTGCAGAATCTGCACAGCTAACCGAGGAAAAACCAGTTGAACAACCGGAAACAGAGCCTACCGTTGAAGAAATCAACAATCAACTAACAGACGCACGTGAAGACCAAGATATTGAGGTTAATCCTACGCGTGAGCAGTTACTAACAGAGTATGATGCAATCACTCGCGAGATTGGCAAAGGTGAACCTACTCCAGAACAAGCACAACGTATTGCTGAAATTGAAGGCGAGTTTACTACCCAAGAAACAAATGACAAAGGTCAGACTGTAACCCGTAATGACTTTGCGAAGACATACCGTGACTGGCAAACTGGTCAAGGCGAATTCGCGCAACCACAGGACACGATAGATGAAAGTAGAACTGATAATCGAGATGGCTCGCAAGATGTTGACGGGCAGTCTAACGAACAAGGAGCTGTTGTCTCTGACACCAGCGCAACGGAACACAGTGGTAAAACTAGCGAACCAGTTTCGTCAGTTGAGGCCGAAACCACTACCGCAGGACATAGCGAGTCCAACGAGGGGGCTGTTGAGAATCCTGTTGAACAACCGAACAATAACGAGACAGAGAGCGATCCAACTGGGCTTGACGGACGCACCGGAGAAACAGTCGGTGGACGACGAGAATCGGGAGAATTGGGGCAAGAAGGAATCCAACAAAGTAGTCAACCTTCGCAAACGTCAAGCGTTGGAAGCACAGACAGCGGAGTACGCGAACGCACGCAAAGCGATAGCGTGGGAGAAACATTAACCGAGATTGAAGGTAAACAGTATCGTAGAACTTCAATTAATAAGCCAACCGAGTCAACAGTTAAAGCGAAAGTGTTTCGCGGTGGAAACGTGGAAGGCCGAGGAGTTGTGTGGAACTCTACCAACGAAGCTGTAGCTCATCTGTATAAACCAAAGAAAGGTGACGCAGTAACTGAAACAGATGTGGAGCTAAAAACACCACGCGTAGTTGACGCTAAAGGTGGACTTTATTCACAAGTTAAGTTTGACCAAGCCCACCCAAAAAACGCTGTGGCTAAGAAGTACCCTGCATTATACGAAGAAGTAGCTAAGATGATGTATGGCGACGTGAAAGGTATGTCTAACCTGTTTAAAGCTTCAGATCGTTTAGTGTTTGATACGTTAGTAAATAATGCGCTAGTAAATGCAGGTGTTATTAAAGGCAAAGTACACGACGGTGTAGTAATGGAAAACGTCATTGATCCTAGTGGCAAAAGCGGAGAATTTAAGTCTGCTAAAAATGAGCAGTTATTAGGTGATAACGTTGTTACGTTTAACCAAAAAGAGTTCCTCGCTAAAACGAAGGAGATCTTAGCACCACAAAAGGAAAAACCTTCAGTTGTAGATCTTAAAGTAGAAAAAGAAAACGCTAAACGTCGTGCGATTGAAGCTGCGGTGGCGTCAGAGAAAGAACGTCTAGCTTCGCCTTATGTGAAAGAGTTCAAAGGTAATGACTTACGTACTAACCAGCGCAAAGCACATGAGTTATTAAAAGGTGCGGACGAAAAAACGACAGAAGAGATCCGCGAGGCTTTCTTCGAAAACACAGTGAACGCATCTTCTGCGTCGTTCGAAGCTGCGAAGCGTGGGTACTTGCGTGCTAACTCACGTAACCCTAAACATGCCGCATTTAAAGGCAGTCGCGTAGACCTAGTTGGTTTTGACTTCAACGACAACCCAGTCTATAAAGACCAAGAAGTCGCATACGAAGACATTAAGAAATCAACTGCGGTTGAAGATAAAGTTACAGAGTTGCTCGCTAACCCTGACTTGATCGAGAACATCGCTGAGTTCCACAAGAAAGCTGTAGATGACGCATTTAATGTGAAATACCTCGAAGGTAAACGTGAACAAGTACTGACAGAAGCGTTACCATATTTACGCGACGTTGAAGGTAAACCAATTACAGATACAGCGAAAGTAACGGACAGTGATTTAGTTTCTCTCGCCATTGACAACGCAGAGCACAAAGTAATTGATCTTAAGTCGTTACTCGGACGTTTCTTAAAACGTTTAAACGCCATTCTTTCTGCGGTGGTAGCAGTAGTCGGTGTTAGTGCTATGACTATCCCTCAAGACGCTCACGCGCAAGCAGGTTTTGCGACGTACGAAAGTGGCCCACAAATTGCAGGCGTCTCACAAGAAGCAAGCAATACTATTAATTGGGTAAAAACGTCACACGACAATAACGGTAAAATATTTGTCGTCGCAGACAAGAACGAAGGTAAGATCCATATTGTAGATAACAACGGTAAAGTCTTAGACACACAAAACGCAATCTTTGGTCGTAACAAGTCTAACGACAACGTAGCGAACTCAACCCCTAGCGGTAGATTCAAACTACAGAAAGCACTCACTACCAAGGCTGCAGATAAACGCGTGTTCGGGGACGATGTATTAACCTTAACTGACACGGTGACCGGCAACAATATCACTAAGTCAGACGGTGGTGTCATCGCAATGCACCGCTTGTGGAACAAACCTGAACGGGTCAAAGCGATCAACTCTGCGACTGCGAGCGACAACTATATGTCTGCTGGTTGTATTAACGTACCTACTGCATTCTATAACTCTGCAGTGGATAGCCTAGACGGAGCAATGGTGTATATCTTAGATAACAAAGATGTACCAAAAGCCGGTAACGCTACGCAAAAAGTAGCGAAGTCTAGTACTACAACTAAGACAGAATTCACCAAAACTACGCCAGTTAAACAAGGTAAGTTCGGTGTATCTAATGTTAAGTTTAGTACTGCAGATCTGAAAGCACTTGATACCAGCTTGACCAAAGAGAAAGTACAGTCAACATTGAAACGTGTACTTGGTGACCATGCGAAGAATGTAACAGTTATCTCACGTGCTGACTTTAACTCAACTCAAGCTTCGCATTACATCAATAAGAATGGAATCGAAGGTTTCTACGACGATTCTACAGGTCACGTGTATATCGTAGCTGACGGAATTCACGCGCAGAACGGGCTAAGTGCGGAAGATCGTGTAGGTTTTGTTGCATGGCACGAAATGACACACTTAGGGTTAGATACCAAATACGGTAGCGACCTACGCGCTATCTTACAGTCTGCTGCGTCGAATGAAACAATCGCAAAACTTGCGGAGAAAATCCAGCAAGAACGTGTAAACCGTGGCGAAGCTGTGGCAGTCAACGACGACATGGCGGTGGAAGAAGCGTTAGCCGAGCTTAATGCAGCATTAAAAACTGACAATGTGAAGGCGTTAGAAGACCGTTACGGTGTCACTATCCCAGAAGGCCTACGTAGCCAAACCGAGAAAGCCACAGATAACTTGTTCACCCGTATCCGCAACGTGGTACGTAAATTACTCGGTAAACCTGTGATGACTAACCAGCAGGTGAAAGACTTGTTCGCAGGGCTCGATGAATCTATTGCTAAACACTCTGCGCCGGAAGCTGCGGCAATCACTGCTAGATTAAACGAAATCGCACACGACGTAGAGCAAGGTGTAAACTTAGACGTTGACTACTCTGTAAAATCAGCAGTCCAAGCCGTACAAGACTTTATGTCTACCTTCGCAGAAAGTGTAACTGACAAATTAACTGGTGAGAAACATTCAAGCTCGATTGCAGATCCAGCAGGTTTCAACCCTAACTCGATCGACACTACACGTGTTCAGAAACAACGTATCAAAGGTGGTCTAACTACCCGTGAACGTTTATTCGAAGCATTTGCTGACTCGCAGTTCTCTGCGATTAAATACATTGGTGGTTATAGCACCTCGCTTGCACACAAAATCAAAACTACGGTAAACGCGGTGGCGCACAAACAAAAACAATTCCAGAAGAAAGTGTTTGCGTTTAGTGACATGATGCGTGAAGCAGCGAAAAGCCGTCCTGACTTGTACACTCGCAAGAACCGTCAAGCGATTGATACTGACGTTATGGTAGTAACTACCGCCCTTTCTGCAGTGACTAAGTCAACTAGTGCGCTATCTTCAAACGAAGCGATCCGTGAGAAGTATACTCGTCTATTAGACGGTTTTGACTACACCGATGCGAAAGGTAATGTTCAACACAAAAACGGCCTTCGCGAAGAATTAGCTGCGTATGGTTACGATCCTGCTAACCAGTCAGCGATTGTGTATACGCCATATCAGTTGAAGAAACTTAACCAAATGTATGCGAAGGTTAAAGAGTACGAAGAAATCTTAGCGACTTTTGATAAGAACAAAAACGTTCTGTTGAACGAAGCAGGTTTAACTCGCGAAGAAGCGTTGAAACAGCGTAAAAACTGGCGCGGACACAATGGTATGACTAACGCTGACGCCTACAACGCTATCACAAAAGCAGTTGAGCAAGGTAAGATTGACGTAACCTACGACGGCAAACCTTGGTTGGATTACATTAAGGACGTTGGTTTCACTAAGGATAAAGGCTTTGCAGACACTAACAAGAACTATGAACTTAGCTACGACAAACTAAAAGTAGACGGGTTCTTATCTCCGTTAGTAGACACTTACGTAAAAACTGCGAAAGAGTTCTACCAATATCAATATGACAACTTAGGTTCTGATTTAACCGGCCAGGTTAATGAAAACCCATTCTTCACTCCAACTATGGGTAAAGCGTCAGAGATTAAAACTAAGTCTAACATGGTAGGCAACACTTTCTATATTGATGAAAATCGCCAAATCGAAGAACGTATCAATGACGCTATGGCTGCGGAATGGCAAGGTCAACATATGGGTCGTGCTTGGACTGGTTCGGGTACGCTGAACAACCTAAACACTTTAGCCGCACTTTCTGCTAAACGTGTAGGCCAGACTGAAGTAGGTAAAGAGATATACCGTCTAGGTATGAAAGGCGATTTCAAGATTCGCGTGGTAACCACTACCGACCCTAACTTCGGTGAAGCCAAGGGTTACTTAATCTCTACCTCAACCAAAGGTGGCAACAAGCAGTATCTAAAAGTGTCGCTAGATAATGACCGCGCGAACAACGCCTTGTTTATGGATAACGTCATTACACCTAATAATGCCTTACTTGATGTAGCACGTACAGTGCGTAGTGTGTTCTCTGTTATGATCACAATGATGCCTGCGTTCTCCGTGTATAACGCATGGAAAGGCTTTGGGGAAAAACGCTCACAAATCAAAGCGTTCGCAATAAACAACAAAGTTGGATACTTCTTCGGTGATCTAAAAGACCAAAGCGAAGGTTATCGCGCTAAGTTTGCTGCAGAGCTATTCAAACGTAGTTATGCGAATGCGATTGGTGGTATGTTCAACCGTGGTTACTTACGTGCAGCGCTCGCTATGTCCTTAGAAGAAGGAGATAGAGCGCCTAAGACTTCTAAGTTCCGTGAGTTCTTACTGAAATCTCCAGAAGCTAAAACGGCGCATGCTCGCCTACAAAACATTGCAAATAATGGTGGTATCTCTACGCGTGCAGATGCGTTTAAGTTCAGCCAAGAAGAACTACAACGCGCCTACGAGAAAGACGGTATTTTAGGTGCTGTATCTCGCAATATCGCACAAGCACAAACTAGAGCGTTGACCTTCACGACTGCAATGGAAATGGTGTCAACACTTGCGACGGTAGATACTCTACAAGAAATGGGGCTAAGCGAGAAGAAAGCAATCGAAGCTAACTTGTGGTTTATGAACTTCAACGACAAAGGTGCTTCTGCTATATCCGGTATTATGCGTAGCGTAGTGCCTTTCGCGAATGCAACTGCGCAAGGTGCAAGATCTACAACACGTAGCTTAGAGACTAAAAATGGCTGGGTGAACTTCGCCCACCAAGCAATCTTCCGCGCAGTATGGTTAGGCGTAGCTGCGGTGGCGATGGAGATGTTCCCATGCGAAGACGGTGGTGATAAAGAAACACTACGTGACTATAACTCAGGTGAGTTGATGCGTTCTACTCCGTTCAAAATCGGTTGTCTAGGTACGCTACGCTTACCAATCGCTTATGGTGCGGATATGATTTCTGCTGCGGTGGGTACATCTGTATATCAAACAGTCGCAGGTAACTGGGACTTACCAACCTCGGTTAAACACGTATGGCACGCCACAGCGGAGAACATGAACGTAGCGCCAACACCACCTGGGGATTCTAATATCTTTGAAACGGTAGCAGCACCTATCACACCTCGCATGGTACAAGTGATGTACAACGTGCTACGCGACAAAGATGACTTCGGTAATAAAATCTCTCGCCAAGGATCTGACAATCTTAAAGAGAAATGGGCTGCAGGTAAGAACACTACCGCTGATGCTTGGATGCTACTCGCGAAAAGCTTTGGCATGGCAGGCGGTAATATGACCCCAGAACAAGCGAGATACGTGGTGTCAAGCTTCGCCCCACCTTTAGCAGGACTTGTTGATGCGCTAGATAAGCCATTGCAAACCAAAGCAGAGCGTGAGAGCCCAGCCGTAACGCGTATGTTAAAAACTGTGGGAGCTGTTACCGGCAGCAAATCTATTATTAAAGCACAGCAATCGCCAAGTCAACGTACGTTCGCTCAAGTCAACAATAACTTGTCGCAATACAAAGATATTGTAGATGAAATCAATGTAGCTTCAGAGCAAAAAGAACTTAAGTTTGGTAGTGCGAGTGCTAACACCCAGTCTTGGCTAAAACGCAAGATCGCAGACGGTACGTTCAAGAAAGAAGACGAAGCGAAAGTGAGAGTGATCCTTAACTACCAAAAACGTCAGAAACAAATTTCAAGTTCCAAACTATCTGCGGATAAAAAGAACGAGAAATACTACCAAAGTAACCGACGCTATCTCGAAGAGATGCACGCACTAGAGGACAAATAATGATTCTAAAAGCGAATAATTTTACTAAACAGATCTGCTTGCGAATTAGACGAAATGAGTTCGCAGACTGCTGTAAAGAAGTGGAGCTGCATATCCTGCCACTCCTCTGTGAAGAACCGCCTAAACGGGTGTATTGTTACACCCGTTGTGGTGGGCTAGAAACTATTGAAATAAAACGTGAACAACCACTAACTTTAGTGTATGATATGTTCAACTACGATGACGAGGGTAAACTCTGCTTCTTACTCGATGGAGAGTTCGCTAAACTAGACTGCGGTCGTTACGTCGCGAAAGTTATCGCCTGTGGCTGTGAAGTGTATGAGTTCCAGATTGATAAACGCGAAAGTATCAAAGTCTCCGGCATTGTAGCGGACAATCGAAACAGTTGCTGTGAGGGTAAATATGGCTGCTAAGTTGCTACCAGGTTATTTTTCAAGCCTAACGGCTGTGTGGGAGTCAGACGATACGTCTATCCCACTTAAAGAAATTCATGTGCTACTCTCTCGCCTAAACGTTGGCGAATGGACTACGGTGTTGGTACAAGACACCGTAGGTTTCGAGGTAGTAAAAGTAATTAACCACCAAGGTACTATCGCAGTGGAACGTGGTCTAAGTGGTACGCCTGCTAGACGCTTCCCTGTTGGTGCGTGTGTATCTTTCGTCCCTAGCGACGAGCTGATTAAAGCGATGATTTGCGAGACAGATTGTTGTGAGACAGGGGTGGATAAAACGTACGGTGCTGTCGCTGATGCTCCGAGTAACTTCGAGCTAGAGACATTACCTACGCACGTGGTCGGTGGGCTTAACGCGTTGTTAGGTGAACCTGCTGGCTTTATGAAAGTGAACGGCAAGAAAGTGCCGTACTATGAATAGGAGTTGTGTATGCAATTTTTTAATTTCAAAGATTATGCTAAGTCTTGGTCTACTTGGGTGTTAGCCGGTGTAACTGTGACCCCAATCTTAGACGCTAACGTACAAGCAATCGCAGACTTCTTACCTGCTAGCTGGAAACCTTACTTTGTTACAGCGTTAGGCGTGGTAGGTTTAATCGTTCGTGCAATCAAACAAAAGGGGTAATCTATGGCGTGTGGCGGTTGCGGCAGCGTTCGCGGTATGACTAAACCCGAAGTTGCCAATTATATTCAAGAACTGATCGACAAGCATAAATTGCAAGGCGGTCTTAATGACTGCGAAAATAACTTTCTTCCGCAAGGTGCGAAAGTTGTGCTATGCGACAAGTTAGCAGACTTAATCTGTGACTTGATCAAAACCGAGAAAGTTTGTTTCCCTACGGTTGAAAGTCTCGCATATGACGCAGACACCGAGACCTTAACGCTTACCTTCGGTGGTACAGACTACACTACACACATTCGTGTACAAGGCTCAACAATTACTGGGTCTGGTAACCAAGGTGTGTATACTGTCTCTCAAGATGGGAAAGAAGTCGTTACTATCGACACAGGTGTTCAAGACGTTAAGATCGAAGACGGTAAATTAAAAGTCGCTAAGTCTGGCGGTAAATCAGCAGAGTTTGACTTACCTAAACCAGTTGCTACGACAATTACCAACAACAATAACGGTACAGGCTCTATCGCCTATGGCGACACTACGATTAATGTAGTAACCGAACCGACAGTTGCTAAAGACAACAACGACGGTACTATCACTGTAACTAACAGCGATAACTCAACCGTGACTTTCAAGAAAGGTGAATGTGCAGACATTCACGTTGTTAATGCGTTCGGTGATTTAGAATTAGGCTTTATCCACTCGCAAGGTTGTAAAAATGCGAATGGTGCGTATGAAGACGTAGCGGACTTAGTTCCTGCTGTCGCTGCTGCGTATGTTGCTACCCCAACACCCGTTGGTGATGCTCCACAATAATAGAGGTAACGAATGAAACAAATCCGTGTAGTTACGCCTAAAGACCTTGGTCGTGGTATCAAGGCGAATGGCGCTGAGAAAAAATACGAGGTTGACCTTACTCAAATGGTCGACAACAAAACTGTTCGCGTGAACGAACAGGGTAATCTTGAAGTTATCAAAGAGAAGTGCGTACAAGTGTTAGACTTAAATAACCTTGTAGATGCAGAAAACACAGGCGCGCTTAAACGCTTAGGTAGTACTTGTTTCTATGGTGACTTCAACGCAGCTGACGCGCGAACTGCAATTGGCGCACCGGTTGATTTCGGTAAATTTGATGTAGAGAAATCACGTGCAATCACTGCGAAAGAAGATATTACTTCCGGCCAACAACTAGACTTTAACGGTTGGCAAGTCGCAACAGATCGTGAAGTGCATCAATATATCTACTCTCGCGGTGGAGCAGAAGGTAAACAATCTGGTTGGGTACGTTCAAATGATTCTGGTATGAACGCTGACGGTTCATTACGTAATCCGTCTGACTGGGGTGATTGGATCTTCGAACTTAACCTTCCTGCTCAACCAGCGCAAAAAGCTGGCTTAGACTGCGAAGCGATTGCTCAACTTCCACAAGAACAGTGGGAGAAAGGTACTTCTATTCTCGCGAACAAAAACGGTAAGTGTGTACGCTTAGTTCCTAGCGAAAACTTCTTCCAAGAAATTGGCGTTGGTATCGCAGCGAACAAAGTATCTGCATACACAAACGAAGAGTTTGAAGTTGTTGTAACTGTATCTAATACAGGTGTAGGTAAAAACACATTAACTGATTGGGTAATTACTAAGCCAGTCGCAGGTGTGTATGACATCAAAGACGTGAACGTAACATCAAACGGTGTAGATCGCGTTGAAACTATGTCCGAGTTCAACTATAAACTACATGGCTTATCTAGCGGTGGTACTGCGATCGCTCGTTTTAAAGTTGTTCCTAAGTCGACTGGTACATTTCAGTTTAGTTCGACTGTTACACCTAACAGTGCGTTAGACCAAAATGCTAAGAACAACACCGCGACAATCACATTGTCTGCGACTACTAAGGCTGACCCTAACTATGTACCGAGCGTAGACTGTCCGTTGATTATTGCGACAGAATTAGACAGTAATATGCAACTTACTCAGTTGCGTACGGAGAATGTAAGTAACACCCTACTCGCCCGTACTGGTCTCGATAACTACGGTAACTTATTCGCGAATCGCGAGACACTAAAAGGGCTAAAAATCAGACTACAAAACGCTTCTACGGTAGTAGGTTACAGTCGTAATTACCGTTCGTACAATAGCTTTATCGCAAGTAATGGTCGCGTATCGTCAGGTAGTTCAGTAGCAGGTGATGCCGGCTTAACCTACAACAACTGTTTAAACTCGAGTGCAGACGGGATAAAATCTGGTACAGGCGGTTTAACCTTCGAAAACGGAGTGGTTACGATTACTGAAGATGTAGAGGTTTTCGCAATTAGTTGTCGCCCTCAGGGTAGCAACTGTAAATGGCAACATTATATGTTATCAACTGCGACAAACCCAATTACAAAAGAGATCACAACTTCCAATGTTACTGGCGGGAGTGTATCCATAGTAGATACCTACGCAAATGAGAAGGCTACTTCAGATGACTACACGTCGCATATAAACGTTATACCAAGTAGCGTCACATTGGTTAAAAACAAAAACATAGATACCGCAGTATCTAGAAGTGAGCGTGCTACACATACACAAAAACTTGTGTTCCGTGTACGTGCTGGTACAGCAGCATCGCTAAACTATACCAGCACAAGCAACTATGCGGTCGCATATTCTGCTGGTAAAACAACAATCACTGAAAACAAAATCACAGTCGCAGCAGATGCTAAACCGACTGACTCAGTGAATACTACATACATTCAAGTAATCGTGGAGTAATCTATGCAGATTCAATTTGTATTAAACGGTCACGTAGTTGACGCAGAGGTAGATGCAGCTGCCCTCGCGAATGCAGTCGTGGCGTTATTAAATGGTGATGCGAGTGATCGCGCGTTCACCGAAGCGTTCGAAGCGGTAGATCAGAAAACTATCACCGATGGTACAGCTCCTTTTATGCCGCAAGTTCCAGTTGGGTATGAACGTTTCCAAGAACAAACCCCGTTCTTATTAAAAGGTACAAATATTATATTTAATGCTGTACATCATGGCATTCGCCCAATGCAGGAGCTTGTTACTACACCGGAACACAACGGTCTAGATGACACAGAGTATCATGGTGCACCTGGTACTAAGATCTATATCTATGCTACAGCGTGGAGTCGCACTGACACAAACGAGTATGAATCTGACGGATTCACTCGCTTGGCGCAAAACGTCTATGGTAAGGTCGTTGACGAGGTTGAAATCCCAGAAAGTGGTGTTGTTAAAATTCCTGCTGCGAAATACGCTCAATACGACGACAGTAGCAAAAACAAATTCGTTGGGTATGGTACTGCTTACTCTGCTGAACACAACGCGTACATCTCTGGATACGGTGGCCCTTACGCACTGGGTAACCCACAAAGTAGTAGCGGTGTATAGCCCTAACTCAGTAATAGGTGCTTTATGAAGACGGTAAAATTAATTACCCCATCTGACCTAAGCGATGACTTCAAAGTAGCAGGTGGCAAAGTCCACCTGTCTACTGCGATTAAACAATATAAAGTTGATTTCGCTGTAGCAAAGAATATCGCAACGACTAACAACCCTGTTGACTACGAACGACAAGAACGTAGACAACTTACACTGCATAGCAGTGGTGTAGGTAAGATTCACCTAGACTTTAAAATGATAGTTGATTCTGGCCCTAGTCGTACAATATTCCAGTTGCCTACAAATGTAACTACTCCACTTGAGCTTATCGAGTTTGCCTTCGCTGACGGTGGTACTATCTGGATAGCTGCGAAGACAAGAAACATTGTGGCAAACGGACTTAAAGCAAACACGCGATATATTGTTGACCTCGTCGGGTTCTTTGGGTAATATCCAGTCGCCAAATTAGGCGAGTAATCTTGGTCTGCGAAAGCAGGCTGTTTATAAACTTAGCTATATCTATAGGAGAAATAACGTGGCTAAAACAATTAAAGTTGTAACAGAAAATGACATTGGTAAAGGTCTGAAAGTTGAAGCGGGTAAATTACTTGTTGAGATCGATGAAGGTACTCTTGAGTTTAAGGGTAACCAACTTGCGGCTAAAATCCCTACACAAAACGTTGACCTTCGCGTAACTGCGATTGCTGCTGACCAAACTACTGGTAAGTTAAAAATCACCGTAGCTGATGCGGAAGGTGGTAATGTTCAAATTGTGGAAACCACTTTAGCTGACTTAATCGCGATGTCTAAAAATTTAGATAACTTAGCGACTATTGACAACGGTGGTATCTACGTGTCGCCTGCAAGTGTACAACACGCCGCTAAAACCGCAGCCGTTGTAACGTTCCAATCTTTAGGTGGCGACACTTTAGGTTACGCGTTTGAATCTAACGGACAACGTGCACTTTAATTAACTTATAGCGCCACCTAAGTGGCGCTTCTTTTACGATGAGGAGCAGAAATGGCTAAAACAGTAAAACTGGTTACAAGCAATGACTTCTCGGAGTTATTCGCCTTGGAAAACAACGTCGTTGATGTTAAGCGAGATAAACTCTTGCAGATGGTCAAAGACGTTGCGAGTGAAGTTAAAGAGTACGAGCTTGAGGTTGTTTCGCCTGGCCAAGTTCAAATTGTGCAAGATACCAAAACTAAATACCGTAAGCTTGTCGCTATCAATGGCGCTGGGGCTGGTATGGTTGCATTAGACTTTATCTGTCGTTCTAACCGTGGCCGTGTTGTAGCATTTAGAATGCCGGAAGGTGCGCCTTTACCTACACGTAGTATCACGACTAACGCAGGTAGTGGTATTCTCTGGTGGGACGCAGGTACTCGCGACATTATCTTCACTCAAGTTGAAAACAACCAACGTATTGTATTGAACCTTTCTGGGTTCTTCGCATAGGGGGATAAATGGACGCTAAAGACGACCCGTATATTGGCTTTGACCCAATCACCAGCGGAGAAGAAACATACTTCGACATTGAGACGTCTAGTTGGAAGAAGAAATGCTTTGGGCCTACAGGTAGCACAAGTGCAGATTGTTCAAATGTTATCGCCAGACTTAATAGTGCATTGTCGCAAAACCAGCTACTTAATGCGACCTTGGAAGAAGAGCGTGCGAAGTTAGATCTACGTGATAAGGAAATAGAGAAGTTAAAGTCAGACTTGTCAGACCTTAACAAAGCGTTATTGCGTAACTCGTCTGCGTGTGAGATACTCAAAGCAGCTCTAGAGCCTGTTGCGAGATTAAACAACGACGTGATTTATTACGCCATTCGTGAGGGCTTTACGTGCGAAGGTCTGACACCTGTTGAGGTAGATGATCTAAGTGGTAGTCCGTCACATACCGCAGTGTTAGACGCAATTCGCAACGCACCGCGTATGTACAACACAGAGGAAGCGTAAGATGTTTTGCAAACTTTTATCCATACTTTTCGGGCGTGACACTCGCCCAGCGCAAGTAATTAACTTAACGGTTAGTCTATTCTGGGTGTTGGCTCTGCAACTGCAAAGTCATAACATCATGGCGATTGAATTACCTGCACCTATTATTCTAAACAGTTTTGTGTTGTCTACTGGGTTAGGCATCGCTGCGTTGTTTAGTGTACTAGGGTTAGTTACTACGGGTAGACCGCATCAAGTATTTAAGGCTTTTGGAATGGCGCTTGGTGCACTTACTCAAGCTATTTTGGCGAATGGTTACGTGACGGAGTTCCCCCCACTTGATATGCAGATCGTGGTCTGCACCGGACTAAGCGTTTGGTATTTGCTGGCCGTGTTCTATATATTTAAGTGTGAGGGGATAGATGAATGAAATTGCGCAACATCTAGATATTTTCGTAGTAGTGATTGGTGCAGCACTAGGCTCTTTTAAAGCCAGTCAAGAGTTCGATAAGGACAAACCCTTTTGTAATCGCAGTATTGACGTAGCAATCGGTATATTTGTAGGTCTCTCTATGGCGTTCCATTTCGGTGCAGAGTTTAGCCTTTGGTTAAGCGGACTTCTCGCAGTAGTAGGCGGGGCAAGTGGAGCGATGGTGTTAGAAGTGTTGATGCAGATGTTACCAAGTATCACGCGAAAGATTATAAAGGATTGGGTTTCTAAAAAACTCCAGTAAAACAAAAACCCCAAGGTTACCCCTGGGGTTTTCTTCTATAGTTTTGTGTAGAACGTTGATAAATGTTCGTCGTTGATTGAGCAGATATAGCTTTCACCGTTGAAAAGATATCTACATTTTGTGTAACTAACCTGTTCTTCGCAGAGTGCCTTGTAATGGTTATATGCGAACACAAAATCTACTGCACTTCTTGGGTCTTCTTTAGGTGGCTCAATGTCTTCGATTGTATTTACATTCGCAAGTGCTGCTTCCCAAACACCTTCGTTGTCTTGTTTAAAGACACCAGCTTCTACCATCTGCTCATATTCTAGTTTAAGCGACACTAAGTCTACTAATTTAACTAGCTCTTTCGCGCCTAAATTGTTTTCATGTTGAATAAATAACTGCCACTGGATTGCTCTTTGTAGCTTGTTCTCTAGTTCGTCCCAGTCGTTTCCTGCTACGTGCTTAACCGGTGTTGCAATGTCGCCAATATAAGCTTCCTGTGCATCGTGCATTAAACCTAACAATGCGATGTGTGGGTTACCTGTCAAATAATACAATGTTCTTGCTACCCACATGCTATGGCTTGCTACGTCCATTCCGTAACCGTTGAAGCGCTTAACGTGGCTTAGTAGCTCTGCGATTTCTTCAATGATGAATTTGTATTCGCTAACATTATTTAAATCAATTATGTTGCCTGTCGGCAACGCTTTAATACCATTTAGATTCATCGTTAAGTACCTCGATATTTATTTCGATCCCGTGGCTTGCGCAGAAGTCTTTCAGTTTATTAATGCGGCTATTTAATTGAATAGGTAATTTGCGCTGATGATATACTTCGCGTTTATACGCTGCTGCACACGCTTTGCATCTGTACCCTACCTTTCCACCATGTTGCTTCTCGAACTCGCTGAATGGCTTCGTCTCTAAGCAAATATGGCATCTTTTAGTTTGTTCTAAACACATAGTAATTCCCCCGTCGCTAAATCATATACATCTAACTTTCTGTCAGTTTGGTCAAACTCTGTTCCTTTAGTAACAAAGCGAACAAAGTCATTAAGGCTGTTTAAGCTTCCGCTACTACCTGGTTCAAGTCTTTCGTCCATAAGCTCCCACACTCGCCATGCAGCGGATATTTCGGAGTGCATAGCACCAACTACGACAAATTGGATTGGATCAATCTCACATAAATCGCCTGCATAGTTAGCAAGATAAACCTGTCTTCCAGTTGGTGTTACGTCGACCACGACCCCTAAGAATCTATCCAGTGTATCTTCACCTAAAATTGACCGCACTTTATTAATCACTTCTGGATCGAAGTTACTTCTTACGACTTCTTCGCCTAACGTACATTCTTTAAAAGAACCACTGAACGCAAAGTATCTAGTAATGTCACCTACTTGGATCTTGAAAACTTTTGGCGCTTCAACCGGTGTATAGTACCCGTAAGTACAGCGACGGTCTGCGAGAAGGTAACGCCCGTTATAAACTATTTGTGTCATCTCTTACTCCTGTGAATAAATTACGGGTATTGCTACCCACTCTGTTTGAACAACTGCACCCTTCGCGGTTCTGTATTCATACAACTGCTCAATTACTTGTGAGTTACCACTCACAACGCAACGTAGGCTCATTGTAGGAAAGGCAGAGGTTTCCTCTGCACTTTCTTCTTTCTTCTTAAACTTAGACCAGTCCTTATTCATCGTTGTCCTCTACAATTTGATCTAGAGTAGACTTCACTAAGTCATCAGCCTTAATTGATAAGCAGTAAACTCTACCAGACGTTTGTGGTAAGCCTTGCGATATCACTCGTCTCGCGCTCACTTCAAGCAGTAACCCACGTTGCTGCAACGTATCTCTGATTGCGTTTACGCCTACACCGCGTTTGGCCAGGTATTCCTTCAATGCCGTGGTACGTATATAAACTACACCAGTGTCTTGTTCGTAGCGAACATTTAACGCACCTTGTGGGAACAAGCGAACCATTACTGTGCCTTCCGTCGTACCTTTGTCTGTTACTACGGTGTTACGTGTGTTCTCAGCTAAGAAGCTTGCGATTACATCTGTCGCGCTGAACTCATAGGTGTCTTTGTTGTGACGATTTAGTTTCACAATATCGCATAGCTTGTCAAACACAGCCTGCATATCCCACTCTACTAAGTCCATTTTGTTCGCCAATACACCGGCTACATAAATCACAGAGCAACCAGTGATCCAGAAACGTTCTTCTGACGTAGCTTCAAGTGTAGTACTGAAAGTCTCGGTAGTACGATCAAGCATTTCTTGAATTTGGGTTTGTGGGATACGTACTAAGTTACGTAGCCACTCTGCACCTGCGACACCGTAGTTCTCGCGAATAGGTTTCTTAATTAAAATCTCACCTTCGTGTACGGACAACGTCGGTTTAGGTAGTCTAAACTCTAACGTACGAGAGATTTCCGCTGCAACGTCTTCTTTCGCAGTGTTAATTCTGTCGATCAAGGAGAAGTTACCACTTGAGAGCACCATCAACTGCCAAGACAAATTATCCACACGCTCACGCATATTGGAGTCTAAACGTCGTTTAGTACGACCTTGTGTTACACCTAGCAATAAGTCAGATGTCGCACGTGGATCTAGGTTAGATAACTCGTCGATTGTCACAGCGATGTTAGTCCAGCGACCGAAACGTTCTTCTATAGCATTCACTGTGTCCTTCGCGTTAAGTAACAAATCGCTAGGGTTACCCCAAACGCCATTCATCATCTCTTGAGTTGTAGTTTTACCATAACCTGGTTTGGTCATCAAGTGCAACCATATGCCGTTATAGTTGGTAAACCGCATCAACGTAGAACCGAAACTACTTAGTAGACAAATCTGTTGCTCTACTGCGTTAATCGAACCTAGGCGACGCATAAGTTCTTTCCAACCTTCGAGTGTCCCTGCCTGATCAAAGTAACCGCAGTAGTTTTTCACGTTCGCATGCGGTTGAACTGTTACCACACCGTCAGGGCGATATAGCTTACTACCTAACAAAAACTGTGGTTTGTTGCCGTCCCAGCCGAAGTGTTGTAGTTGTCTTACTTCGTCCATTAATTCCTGCACCTCGTTTTGATACGCCCTTAAATACATAATAAGCGTACCCATGTTTTTCTCAGAAATTGAAACTCCGGCTGCACCCAGTCTTTGCTTCAATTTATCCTGCGCATACCAGTCCTTCATTGGGAAGGAGACTTCTTGGTACTTGCCACCTTGTCCTACACGTAGTAGGTACTTAACCATGATGTTTTGCTCGCCATCTATTACTTCGACGAACTTAGTCATGATCGGGAACATATCCCCTTTAAAGAAAACTTTCTCTACTTCGTTCTCTATGACCACTAAGCCTTTGTGTGTTCGCTTATATGGGAACGGTGGCTGCGGTGTTGTCGCATCGCCAGACTTATTATCTCCGCTACTATTGCTGTCGTCACCGCCTTGTTCTGCGACTGTGTCTGCTCCAGAAGTTGTGCTTTCGCTTGTCTCTTCTGTTGGCGTTGAGCTTGCTGGGTATTCCAGCGCTCCGATCTCCAAGTTGTACTGCGGGATTTCAATTTCTTCATAATGCTCTGCGAGTTTCAAAGGGGTTTTCAATGTTTCGTCATAAAGATAAGGACAACCATCACATAAGTTACCACACTCGCGGTTGAAATAAGAACAAGTTGTTGGGCCTACGTCCATACTTTCTAGACGTTGTAGTTTCTCTGCGGTACGGTCTTCGTCGAATCGCGTAGTATCAGGGAAACGCGTTTTATTCATTTTGCGCAAAGTCTCGATGTGTTTTTCTGCATTCTCACAGTATCTCATCACACCAAGCACACCACGCCAGACTGGCTCTGCGACTGCTTCTTTACCTACCAGCATATATTGACCTACTTGACAACGTTTCAAGAAGTACTTGGCGTGTTTAGGTTTATCGTCTTTGAATTCGCTACGGTCTTTCTTAACATACTCAACCGTTTTAATCTTAATCGCTTCAATCTCGGCTTTGTGTTCAAGATAATATGGCTTCAATGCGTTTGCGAAGTCGAGATAAGAAATACTGTCCGCATCGCTAATAAGCTCTACCTTATGCCCGTTCTTGTGGTTAATGGTACCTATTGGGCGTAAGATTCGAGCTCGGTCAGCCGTACACGCAGGGTCAGCCAAGAGACCATAGTATTTAATGATAGCGTCAAACACTTTAGCTAGTTTCCACCAGCTCGCAGCGTCTAAGTCTGCGTTCAATGGCCAATAGGCGTGGATACCACGACCACTATTGACCACCATTGGATCAGGCAAACCTAAGTAATTTACAAACTCCCAGAGTTTTTCAATGGCGATTGCTTGTGTCGCATAGCCTTCACCGCTTGCTGCTTTATCTTCGCCAACGTCCAAGTCTAACCAGAACGATCTAAAGTGCGTAGTAAAGTCAGCACTGCGAGAAAAGCCTTTGTATTGGCGACCTTCATATTCTTTATCAATGAAACTACGCTCACGATCATATCCACCAAGCGCCATATATAATGGTCTACCACTTTTCGCGTTAAGTTGGATTGCTTTTGCGAGTTGTTCAATCGAACCAAAGGTTTTATGCTTTGTTGTAATAGACGGTTTACCGTCTGATTTGAAAATTGGGTTTCCTTCTGAATCGGTGCGTTGCACCATTACTGCCATTACTTTTAAGCCATTGGAAGGTAGAATTTTAGAAAGATGTTCGAGAGTATTCATAATGTTGCACCTACTTACAAATGTCAGATCTTACTCTGCTCGAGGTGAATGAAAAAGCTGGCAAGCAGTTGCAAATAGATGCAACACTATGAATACTAAAAATAGAATTAGTTTGAATTGTCATTTTTATTCACCTCTTAATCTGAAAACACGGTGGCTCTGAAACCACCGTGTGATATTGTATAACAAATAATTTACTGTTGTCTAGTCATCGAAGTTATCTAAACCTTCTGCTAGTTTTGTTGCTTCCGCTGCGTACTCTTCGCTAACTTCTTCGCCAGAAGTATCTACCACGTTAGGTTCAACTTCTTTTTTCGCAGGAGCTTTGCGCTTCGGAGCAGGTTTTGATTTCGGTTCTTCTGCGACTGGTTCATCGTCAGGAACTTCAATCGGTTCTAATGCTTGTGGGAATGTATCAGCTAAGAACTCTTTCACTTCTTCTGGTGTTGCTTCTGCAGCCCACGCTTTAAGTTCTTCGTAGTCATACTCATCAGAATTTACTACATCTGGGTGTTCCATACCTAATACTACAAGTTTAACTTTTTTCTCAGGCGCTGGAGCAGGTTTCTTAGCTGGCACTTCTTTCTTCGCAGGCGGAGCTTTCTTCGCTGGAGCATCTGCTTGTTCTTCCGCTTTAGGTGCTTCAGCTTCTACGTTTTTAACTTCAATGCGACCTGCGCTTGAAGGGTTGTTTACTGCGGCGTTAAATGGCTCTAACATTTCTTTGACTTCGTCGCTGTCTTTAAGACGTAAGATTTCGTCCATTTGCGCTTTGTTTAACGTCCAGTAACCACCTGCGCTATTCGGTGCGATACCGAATTTCATTGTAGCTGTCGCCATTTTTGGCATTGGCATACAGCGAGTTACTACCGCTTGTGTTGGGATAGGCATCGCTGCACCTGTTTGTGGGTGACGTTGTGATGTTAATACACGCATGTACCAGCCGTAGCTGCCGAAACGATTTTTCACCACTGTGTCATCAGATAATGACTTATATTTAGGTTCTAACACAAACGGATCAGAGAATGAGCCGTCTTCGTTGACCAATACACCAACAATGCGACGATATACACCACACATCTGGTTGCCGTCTTGCCAGTTCTTACTAATTTTATTGTACGGACACTCTTTACAGCTATCGCAAAGTGGGTTTTCTACAGAGCTATCTGGTGCGTTACCATCAGTTGAGTAACAATCTGGGCCATCAAATTCTCCAGTTTCTTTTTGTTCATCGAATGAACGTGCGTAGTGTATGCGAGAGTTGTATTTACGTTGGTCTACAATCACGATGTCTACCTCACGACCCATGTCGTGTACTTCACCTTCGCTATCAATAAGTTCCCAATCACCACTGTTACCCATGGTTAGGCGCGCTGCACGCTTGAAACCACCACCTAAACCAACTGTTAAATCTTTTGTTAATTCCGCAGCCATTGCTTGGTCAAACGGAAGGGCTAATTCGCCCATATTTAAAACCATTAAATCAGACATAAGTCACTCCATAATTATTTAAGACGTCTTGTTTTTACTTTGCGAACAGTCGCTGTTTCAATACCTACAGGTAAATCATAGCCCTGTTTCAACAAATCGTTCAATGTTGTACTGGTTAAGCGTTTTTGTAAAATTGCAAACGCTTCAGTGTTACGTAGACCAGTACGTGCTTTTGCTTCTAACCCTTTAAGTACTGCTTGTACTTCGTCATTAGAAAGATTACTTTCTTTCGCTAGTTCGTGAACAACGTCACCGTCAACTAACTGACCTGCTAAGGTCTCTGCGAAGATGTTGCTGTATACTGGCTCCCAACCTTCTTCGCCTACCGAGTAAACTGTCTCTGGCTTATATGCCACAGAGAGTAACCCAGCGAATTTTAATTCTGATACGTTATCTTCCTGCATACGATATTTAAGTTCGTCTTCTAGAATAGATAACCGAGTTTTTGCTCTTTTTTCATCTGACGCTACGACTTCTAATCGGTCTAGCGTTTGTCGATATAACTGCGCGATTGATTCTGCTTTCGCTCCACGAATCTGCGCTCGTAGTTTTTCTAAGTTGCTCTCCGTTACTTCGTCTAAGTCCATGCGATTTTCTAAATCGGTCGCAATTTGAGCTTTTAACTTAAGTAAGTCGTCAGTGCTGAACTGACTTAGTGGAAAATACTTAGCGTCTTCTGGTGTCTTAAACGCACTGTCTTTAACAACAATACGTTTATCACCGTCTTCTTCGTAAATGTAGATAAATTTACCTTTACCAGACATATTCACCTCTCTTGTTGTTTAAGTTGATACGAAGTTTATACTGTTTTAGATCTACTGTAAACAAAAATTTTAATTATTTTGCATTTCTTGTTTATAAAGTTCCAAGAAACTTTGTTGTGCTTCGCTACCGTTGGCAAGTTTTGTATAAATCGCCTTCTCTAAAGGCGTCGCATAGATATGATAAATACCCATGTTGTTCTTCTGTAGTTTAGACTGAATACGTTTATTCGCTTGGTCGTATAACTCCAAGCTGTGATGCGGTGTAAACCACACGATCGTGTCTGCTACTGCGAATTCTAAGCCGTGCGAAGTTGTCTTAGGGTGTGCCACTAACACCTTCACATTTGGATCAGTTTGGAATTTCTTAACGGCTTCATCGCGTCGCTTACCGGTTACCCTGCCGTCGATCCACACTGAACCATACTTCTTGCTACAATGTTCTTGCAGTAAATCAACGACCGCCTTGTAACTTGCGAACACAATAACTTTGTTGTCTGTACCTTGGATAATTTCATCGAGTACTTTGAGCCTACCTTTTGGTGGTAGCTTGAGTACTGCACTGTCATCATCGCCATTCTGGTCTAGTTTAACCACACCTGCTGCAGTTTGGAGAAGTTTAAACACTAAAACGCCTGCGTTTGCTGCAGTAATTTTACCTTCGCGAAGTGGTATCGCGCCTTCATTCTTGAGCTTGGTGTAAGCCTTCTGTTGGTCTGCTGTAAGTTCTGCTTCGTTATACATCATCTGTAGGGGTGGTAAGTCTAACACGTCGTCTGCATTAAACCGAATAGCTGGCTGGAGTGCGTTGAACACTGTGTCTTCCCAGCCACGTTTAGGTAACCATTTACGCTCTCCTAGCTTGAACATTGTCATCGCCTGCCATGCACCTACGGTCTTAGGTACACGATGAGGTGCGACTAATTTAATGAACCCATACGCTGCGACTGGACCACCGGATAATGGAGTACCAGTCAACGCCCAAACATACTTACAATGCATCGCCATTTCGTTCATCACTTTCCAACGATCCGAGTTAGGGTCGCTAAATAAGCGAGCTTCGTCAATGATTAATAATGTTTTATCTGTGATGTAGTTCTCCCAAATATCCGCTACAACTTTGATACCGTCATGGTTGATAATGTGGAAGTCTGCCTTTTGTCTTAAAATCGACTTACGCACTTGGCGTGAGCCACGTGCTACTAAAGAATAACGACTTGCGAAAATACCCTGTACTTCATCATGCCATGTCGCACAGTTAGACACCGTACAACAAATCAGCACTTTGTCTACTACACCTTCTTTGAGTAGGTAATCAGCCGCCCAAAGGCAGCTTGCCGTCTTACCTGTTCGCTGTGTGTTCAGCACAAACGCTTTTGGGTTTTGCGAGACAAATACCGCTGTTTCTTCTTGGTGCTTCATCGGGTCGTAGACACCATGAAGCTTAGGATACTCATAGTAACTGCGCATCGGCTCGAAGTTTTCTAATCTTGCACCTAAGTTAGAGAGAATTTTGAATGTATCAACATTGTGGCGGACAGCCAACTTGTGGCCGTCCTGTTTATACTTAATTCCCGCTTGGTCTAAAACAGCAGTGTATTTTTTAGGGTCTCGCACTTTAAGGAAAATTGCTTTTTTATCCTTGACTACAAGTGCCATCTTCAAACTCCATTACTTCTAATTTATCTTTCCAGCGATACAACGGGCGTACAGTATCATCGTTGGAAAAATCTTCTAACTCGGTAGCTGTGGAGTATTCACCAGAATCATCCACTGATTCCATGATCATACGCACCATTTTTTCCGCTAACTCTACGGTGTGGTCGTCTACCACCCAAGCAAATCCCAGTGCTTTATGAATACGATCAAGTGCATAGGCTTGTAACACCGTTGGGTGCTGTTTAGGTGTCGCCTTACACTCAAATGCGAACGGTACACCTTTGATAATCGCCATTATATCTGGGATACCAGACTGGCCCATTCCGTTTTGAACTGGCATATAATAGAAACAATCGCCCCCCAGCGACTTTAAGAAATCAAGTAATTTCTTTTTAACTTTACCTTCTGGTGTTGCTTTAGCCATACCTTACCCCTACTGAACAATGATATTTGACGTACTTAACCCTTCTGTCGCTTTACTTACGGCATCGCGGATTTCATCTGGTGATTTCCCTTTCGCCATCATACTGCGTGCTAAAAGTACCGCTTCTGCTTTGGTTTTTAAATCCCCGAATGCAACGAAGTCTTTGCAATATGTAATGTCGCGAAGGATAGCTTCGTACGCGTCGCCAATGAACTTCTGGTTTTGATAGATCTCATTGGTCTTCAAGTGCTGTGCCATTGCGATTTCTTCTAACTGTTCTTTGGTCAACGAGGTGTAAATTTTACGGAACTCGTCCCAGTCGCTTTTAGCGAGAGCGTTGTCAGCCTTAATGAATTGATCTACGTGTTTGTTGAATTTATCTCGTAGTTCTACCACGAATTCTTCTGCAGTTTGTTTAGTCATAAGGTTTCCTTATTTTTTATTCCAGAACGGACATGATTTTACTTGACACCACGGTAAGCCACCGTTGACTGTCGGTTTATTTGGGCGACATAATCCACCAGGATTAGGTAACCATTCGTTACGCTCGGTTGCCCGCGCAATCTTTTCGATGTTGAACGCCAAGTCGCCTTTCATCTCGTCAATGTCTTTGCGGGTGAACGTTAAACCTTTTTTCCCATTTACAACAGGGCTATATTCCATTGCATCTAGGAAAATATACGCTACCTTAATCTGGTTTATATGCGGATAAGTCATAAATGCCATAAGTGCGTATGTTGTTAGCTGTTTGCGGAAGTCCTCGTTGTCCTTGACTTTACCAGTCTTGTAGTCAAAAATCACCGCCTTGCGTTCTTCATGGTTAAGCACAATTACATCTGCCGTACCACCGTACCATCGACTTCTATAATCACAAGGTTTAAAGTCTTTTGTGATCGCCAGTTTAGTCTCTGGTAACTTCTCACCTTTCATCGCTTCAAGTCTGCGAATGAGCGGCTCGAATTGTTTTGTTTCTTCCGGAAGAGCTAGCTTGTCTCTAAGTCTATCTTCCAACTGCTTATGCCAACGTGTACCTCGCTCGGTTGCTTCCGTTGACTGGAACACCACTTCCTTCGTAATGTACTTAGCTTGATACTGCTTAGGGCAAGTATTAAATGTACTTACAGAAGTAGGCGACTGGGGCATTAGTTTCATGTTAAGCCCCGTCGTGTTGTAGATTAGCGATAAAGTACGACACTTCTTTTGCCTGTCTGATGCAGTCGTTTAACGCATTGTGATCTGCTTCTTGGTGCGGAACTTCCATACCTGCGATTTTGATTAATTCGCGGATTGTACGAACTGAACGTAGTTCAGAATAACGCCAAGGGCTAGGTAACCCATTATCTTTGTATAGGTCATTCAGAATAACCATGTCGAAGTCTGGGTCACAAGCGTAGATAGATAGTTTCTCATAACCTTCTGCTCGTTCTGCATAATTAGTGTCCTTACCAGAAATAAAAGCCCATAGTCTAACTAGCGAGAATATTACATGTTCCTTATGCAGGTCAGATTTTGTCATTAGCTCAAAGTTAGCTGGGTTTTCTTGGCACTGCTTAAACCACCATTGCACCGAATTAATGTCGATGTGTCTACCCGGTTGCTCTGACAAGTCAAGCTCATGGTAAAACTCACGAATAATTTTACCTGACAACGGGTCAAATTCTACCGCACCTATGCTTAAAACCGCTGCATTAACAGCGGTAGATAAAGTCTCAATGTCGACCATAAAGTGTTTATTCATTTTCTGCTTCCTCGTAAGTTGCTTCAAAAATGTCTGGCTTGCATGGATAAAACTCACCTTGTACACCTTTTATGATGTAGTCGCCATAACTTGCCTGCATTGTGCCTTCGAGCGTGTGAATTTCGGCGAAGGCGTTTGCTTCGCCAAAGATACTTACTTGTTCAGTATCGATCCAATCTGGAATACCTGCTTCGATGTTTTCTTTGGTTAATTGCCATGCATCGATAGCGACGGGTTTTTTGCGATATTTAGTCATATATTTCTCCGTTTTCCATTTTGTGTTTAATTCGTTGTTGACCATTCAATATTTTCATCAAATACTGACGCGAAAAACAAATTACCATTGTCGCAATCTTGTAGTATATAATCGTTGTCTATGGTTTTTCCTACCGCTCTAAAACCTCTATACCCCGGAAGTAACTTAGAGTGTCTTAGTACTAAACTTTCTTTGAAAGCTTTTTCCATAATTTCTTCAGTGGTTAGTTTTGGTCCTTCCCACATCCCAATGATGTCTTTCCCACTTGTTGAAGACGTAAATCTCCCGTTGTCCTTCCAACAAGCATTAGGATCTTCAACTGTACCATCTTCGTAAAATATAATTCCGATCAATGGGAACGTTATTTTTACTCCGTCACCGTGTGTGTAGTGGTCTGGTACTCTATAATAAAGTATCGCTTTACTACCATTACGTAATTCAACTGCTTCTCCTGCCAACGCTTTTTCTAAATCAAATTGTTTCATATTAATACCCATTTACTAAAATTCTAACTTGTTCAAGTGTTTCTTTGACTTCGATATAGTTCTCTCCGTCAATACAGTTACTTAGATACACCATAGTTTTTCCACTGTTTACATTTTCAGCAACGTCGGTAGTATGGTCTACATTAACTAAACGCTTGTAGTCGTTATACTGTGTTAACTCAATTAGTCTCGCCATTTTATTTCTCCTCATAGAATGCTACATACGCGATGTCTGACACACCGTGATGGTCTTCTACAGCTCTAATTGCTATGTGCTTAAACTCAATATTATGCGCATTCGCAAATTCGCGTACGGCTTCGGCTGTACGAAAAATTTTGAACGTTAATTTACCCACGTGCTAACTCCCCTAGTTTTTGTTTAGTAATATATAGACTACGTAATCCATTACGTCCTGGCCCAAAGATAAACGCGACCGAACTGAAGTTATTACCCTTGATTGTTTCACCTGTCATTGCAGAAATGAACGAGATTCTACCCAGCATAATATAGACCACTGCGATAGCGTTCTTCGCTGCGTAGTGAAACCACTTGGTGGAGCAGTCATTCTTTAAAAGTGCTACGGTATAGTTACCGTTCGCAGCTTCTGCTACTGCTTTGTTTAAGAAAGGCTGAACATTTGAGTAAGGTGGGTTTAACCAACACAGATTACCCTCACCCCATGGAGTAACTAACGTATCTTGTTGCTCCGTGATAAAAAGTTCGCACTTCTTATTATGTTTGTTGGCGCATACATCTAATTTAGATAAGCCACTTGGAACTAGCCCTTTGTTTTCTACGTAAGAAAAAAGCCCGTCCACAATTTCTTGTGGCGTGGCCCATAGGTCTTTGTGCTCCGCTTCCGTCTTGCTAGACTGATGCACTCCTTTAGTTTCTGTCATTCTTCACCTCTTTTACCTCTTGCAGTTGCACATTCGTAATTGGTGCTAACTTTGCATTCTTTAGTTTTAACATTAAGAAACGTGCCTTCTTCATGTCGCCTTCTGTTTCTATACCGAGATGGTACTCGCTAATACTCCATGGAATAGATCTTAACACTAAGTCAGATTTGCCTACGTGAAGTACATTCGCTATATCGCTTAACAGATTATCCGCACTTTTATGCGCGTCTAACCGTGCTAGGTCTATTGTTAAGTTGAAAATAATCATTTTGCACATCCATACCGTTGCGCAATATCACCATCTGACCCTAGCGGCAAGTCAGAAGCCCAGTGTGGTGGTTTAGCCATGTAATACTGCATAATCTCCAGCACTTCTTCTGCAATGTCTTCTCTACAGCAGACGATTAACTCATCGTGTACTTGCATCGCAAGGTGGGCATCTTCTCTAGACCAGCCACGCTTGCGAAATTCTGCTTTGATCCAACTCATCTGTGTAGTCAGAACGATCCGTGCTAATGCCTGGATTGCATTTTCCACCATGCGGCCTTCGAATGTGTTTTCCCAGTCTGGCTTTTTGGTACGGACATTTTTTCCCCAATACGCATACTGATCAAACCCTCTTTCGTTCTTATCTACTCGCATTTTGCGGTACACTAACTTCATTCCGTTAGGTAGTACAACACAGTTACCTTCGAGTTGTAGGATTCCCTTGTCGTCTACGTCAACACTAACGCCTTGAACCATAGCTTTAAGAACAGCCTTGTATTTCTTCCAGAACGCAACAATGTTAGGTACACTAGCACGATAGCTTTTAACCCAGCTTTGTAACTCTTCTGAAGAAAAGTCCTCACTTCGTTTACCTAATACAACTCGAAGTCCATTCTCGCCAGCTTGGAATCCTAATCCCAAGATTTGTGATTTACCGATAAACCGCATCGACTTGGTGATTTCTTCGTATGGTACACCGAAAGATTTACTCGCCTGTGCTTTGTAAATATCTTTCTTTGATACGAAGGCGTCTAACACCCATTGTTCGTGTGCGGTATACGCAAGGACGCGACAGTTACTTACAATCACTCCATTACAACAGAAACGGTGTCTAACTCCGCAGTTGATAATGTCATATACGGGGATAGTACCGATGATAGGGTTTCCAAGTTTGGTAAAGCGTGTACTTTCATTACTCTGTGTAGGTGCATCGACCCCACTTTCCCATTGCTGTACTTGCGAATGAACTCTGCTCTCGTCATTTTCTCTCCGTTGTATATCCAACGCTCCTGTCTTCGCGTTACGAATCGAAGGTTTCCCTTTTCGTAGTGACCGTTGGTATCTATGTGGTCTAGTTCCCAACCAGAGTAATCCTCTTTCGGATCTAGCTCCCACATATAACGGACAAATTCTTCGCAACTTTTGAAGCGGTTTTCTACGTTCACATAAGTTCGGTTCGTAAACTTGTCCGCCTTCACTCTCCCTTGTAGTGCGTTGTACTTGACACGCAACTGATTGCAGGGTTTTCTTGGTAAATCCGCGTAGACCTTTGCGTTTGCATTCCCGCACTTCTGACACCCGGTAGAAACTCCGTTTTTTAGGTTGCCAACTACCACTAGACGCTCCAAACCGCACTGACATTGACACCAAACTTTGATTGCTTTCGTCATCAACGGTATAGGTTTGTTCAGCACTCGCCATTTCCCAAAACTTTTTCCATTCATCTCCGCCAGTACTAAGTTCCGCTTTTGAAAACGCAGCTTGATCAAGCGAGATTGGTTCTCCATCTCTCGTATAGACGATGTGGTCAGGTGTTCCAACGACTCCACAGTATTCAATGACATCTTTTATCCCCTTAAACATAACGCCATCGTGTTTAACGTATTCTGTACCATCAAACACCAAATCGGAAGTGGATATGTCGCAAATATTTTTTAGTCCGCTATCCGTAAGAACTATACTACCCCCAGAAACACATTCGATCTGGCTTAGGTCATTCACTACAAGCGTTTTACCCTTAGGAGCTTTCACACTATCGCGTAACCCTACTTCGTGGAGTTCGTCTTCGTCGTTCTCTACCCAACCTGCTCTTGCGAGTAGTACTTTCCCGTCTCCCCCTAGTTTCATAAAGCGGTCTGCTTTTCCCTTATAGAAAACTAATCTTCCATAAGGTGTATCTTTGCTTACCGTTTTATTTCTATTTAGATTCTGAAGGTTACCTTCGAACCCCCCGAACCTACCAGTTCGTGCGCCATAATACTCGATTCCAACACAGAGTTTACCTCGTTCTGCTTTACTCAGAAAATCTTCTACACGTGTTACGGCTTGCGATGATTTGTTATCAAATCGGGCTTGCGCTAATTCACGTACTCCTTCATCTTCGTGTTCGAGTAATTTTAAGAACTCAAGGTCTTTCTTTGCAAACGCATATTTTGTTTCGCCTTTTGTGTTGATCTTTGTCGGTGGTTCTACACCTAATTTCATCAATGCTTCAGCGAATTTTGCGTCTGATCTTACTTCCTCTAGTGTCACACCTGCTCTAGCTAGGCTTTCTTCTCGTAATTGGTTTACGTTGGCTTTAACTTCTTCTAGAACCTTTTTGTCTAGCTCCATTACAGGGTAAGTATACATCTCGATTGACGTAGTCATTACGTCAATTTCCTGTTCTGGGAAACCATAGTGATCCATGAAGAATCTATAGGCTGACCAAGTTAAGTCTACGTCGGTAATACAGTATTGTGCGTACGCTTTATACTCTTCGCCAGTGAAGTCTTGTAGTCTTTTGCCGTCAGCATCGTGAACTTCCGTACCTTTATCGACTGCGAAAGGTTTTAGCTGTTCATTTTCACCTACGGCTAAACCAACCCACGTGCTGCCGTCTTCATTTTGAACACAGATCCACCCGTATTTCTCACGTAATTTGCGAGTTATTACATCGAGTGAATTACCGTCCCACTGTTGAATTGCTTTGCTCATCAACATCGTGTCAGCAATTTGTCCAGGATAGACATTATATTTTAGTCCTAAGATTGATGCGTCGAAAACAGCGTTTTGCGCTATCATTCTTACGTTATCCCAGCCATAGGCTACTTCAATGTGATTAACAAAATCTTGTACCTCATGAGGATAAAACCACTCTGTGTTTCGGTTTTCTATCTTCGCGGACAGACCGATAATTTCAAATCTAGGATCGCGAATGTACTTCTCATAGGTCATTCCCTTAGCCGCCAAAGAGTACTTATCTTTCTTACTATAGTAGGTTTCAAAGTCAAGTGTAATTTCTACTAAGTCTTTCATTCGTCACCTCTATGTAATGGGTTAACGCACCCTTCATATCCACAGGTGCATTTATATAGTGGTGTAATATCTACACCGTCTTTTAATACCAGGTGGTCGTTATGCACTTCGCAGTTATCTAAGAAATCAATATACTCCATGTCTGCATCGTGCGTATCGCCTCGCTTGTATGCCTTTTCGTAACCTTTGTCTTTACACGTTCTAATAAAGTTAAGTGCGAACGTTGACAGCTTAAATTTTTGCTTGATCCAGCTATCGCTTTGGTCGCTGTCTCTTACTTCGTCTAAGTCGCAATGTTCTTCTAACTTCATTAAAAAGTATGGGTACATACATGTGTTCATTTTCAACATCTTCAAAATAGTTGAGCATGATACGTTAATTTCTACGTCAAGGTAAGACGCTTCCGTATGTACTACTAAGCTAAATAATTTCTTGTTCGCTTCCATGTTTGACTTGGTGTCACCGCGTCTTACACGTCGCTCACCTTGTTTCTTAGCAGTTCCCAAGATAATATGTTCTTTTGCTATACAACGTGGGTTACCACACGTTGTTGTAAATCTTGTGTTAGCTGTCGTATCTGGGAAAAGTTTCATTCCTCTCGCTGTGCGAATGTTTAGGTTGGTGTAATTGCCGCTTGATAAGCGTTTACCTATTACTGGTGAGTTACCAGACATTGCACCTTTCCAGATTAAACATTCACCTTCGCGTACTACTTTAGCCTTCACTCGCTCCGCTAGACTTTGTTGCACTCGAGACATTACGTCCTCTCTCTATGTTTACGAATTGTTCAAGCACGACCGCGATATACTCGTTCATAGAGATATTATGCTTACGTGCTTCTCGTTTAATTCTCGCTCTTAAGTTGCTGTCGATTGTCAATAAGAATTTCACGTCCATAATACTTGCACCACATCATTAATTTACGGTGCAAGTATATCATGTCATTTTACTGTGTCAACAACTTTTTTCAATTAATTACAACTGTCGTAATAATCTTCCGCTACAGCGTAGAAGTCAGCTTCCAGCTTCGCCCAATCGATATAGTCCCAGATGTCTAGATTAGCTTCCTCCGCACCTTTAATTGGGTTTTCAAGCCAGTCTTCTACTTGCGCTTCGACACACCGCTCCTTTCTAGAAGGTTCAGGTGGTTCTAGCATATAATCCATGTTCATAAGTACTCCTCTGGTAGTTCAGGTAATGGTTGCCAATGTGTAACTTTCATGTTTAACGCCCATTTACCATCTTCCATAAAGTTTTGTAAGATAAGTTTTTGCTGTCCTACTACTAGTACTACTTCGCTTCGACCTTTAGCGTCTAGCTCTGGTAGACGGTCTGTACATTTGATCCATTTCATTATTTAACCCACCACATAAATACGCTGTACGCCACAGCAAGTGTTAAGCCTAACACTGCCCCTACTCCTATTGCTAACACCACTAGTTGAATGATGCCAACTATTGCTTCTGCTATTTCCTTCATTTTTACACATTAAAGAATTTCACCTGTGACATTGTTCCATCTTTAAATGCGACGTCTACTCGCACCTTTAAACACTTCGGTACATCATCGAATACACCCATTAATATACTTGCATCAAAGCCGTTCATAGTAGCAGAGTGTTTACCCCATGATACAAACCCTTCCACTGTTGCACGGGGGTTGAACTTTTCATGATCAAAACCAAGCTGTTCAATTTTACCAACCTCTACTAGCTTATTTCGCCATGCTACAAGCTCACCTTTCTGCATCTTCTCATCACTAGGATTAAACCAATACGTCAAAGTTCTTTCTTGTTTTAGATCTTCTAGATATTTGTTCTGCGATAGATACCATTTCACGAACTCATCTAAACTGTCTGTCCGGTAATGTAGCACCTTACAGTCTTTGTTATCTTGCTCATATTGTGTCAACACACTGCCTAACACATTGAACTCCCATAGCGGAGCAAGTACAGCTTCTAGTGGTACGTCTACTCCTCGGTTTTCGATGATATAAGGCGTCGCTACCCAGTACATAGTGAGCGCGTTTAGAGGGTTACAAGACTGCCACAACTCCATGAGCTTTTCAGTAACGAAGTCGTTCATTTCTTGTAGCTTAACCTCGGTAAATATCTGCGCATTCTCTTCTTTGTCTAGGTACACTTCCCCGTCTGGCTTACGACACACAATGCCGAACTGGATATTCCACGCCCAGCGATGTTCTTTGAGAGCTGCTGCCTGTGGTTTAGTAATCGAGGTTACATTACGTCTAGATAAACTATAAACACAGGTACGTGGCACCATCTCGTTACGGTCACCTTTGACCTCCCTTGTACCTACTACGTTGCACACCATGAGATCTTTTATTTTACTTGCTAGATAACGCTTTATTCGTTCAGCGTGGTTATTCGCCATGCTTTTCCCGTTCTTACGTCTATTTTTGCTCTTTGCCATTGTTGACCTCGATGTTATTTCTCAAGAAACGCAATGCTTGTGCGTTAGCTTCTAAGTTAGCTTCTGGAGTATCTTCCTGCTCCTCGTCTTCCCACATTGATACTATGTCGTGCGAAGATGTTAAGTTACAATATTCAGTTCCTTGTTTAGTCCAAGTTCTACGACCATCTTCCCCTTCTACGTACCCACCGTAGGCAAACACACTTTCAAGATCGCAGCTGTCTACGTATGCTTTAAGTCCGTTTCTTAGTTTTACAGGTGCGCCTCTTAGCGCTAATCCAAAGTAAATTTTTTCCATCTTAAATCACCTCTACTTGAATTTTATCTATCTCACTTACAAAGTGCTTGATAATTGCGTATGGTCTAAACTCCCCATGTTTTACTACAAAATTAAGTACTTCTGGTTCTAACCATGCTTCCACAATATAGTTCACCGATGCTGTCGATATACCGTTTGGTAGTGTAAACAACGTTGGCGTATTCTGGTATTCTTCGTTTGTCGGCTTTTCCTTAAACCGTTCGTTCATCGCTGCCGTGGCTTCTTGTGTAAGCTTAATGCTCAAAGCACCTTCAACTAAACACTTCATTACTACCTGCAAAACTTTCTCTAAGCCGTCTTTACAAGACACTAATTCATTCTTCGTTTCAAAACTCATTTTTACTCACCTCTACTTCTTTTCTTGTATGTTGCGTTCATAAATGCCGATAACTGCACTTTGTTTTTATCTATCTTCGACTTTGCTTCTTCTGTAATATCAATGAAAGCGTAGTTATCGAGCTCAATTAACAGTTCATCTAAGCACTTCTGCACCTGTTCTAAACTACCACTGCCGTCTTCTTGTAAGTAGCTGTTGTATGCTTTGCATAAAAGAACACGCTTTTTCTGCACTTCGCTTCTCACTAACATTCCAAACGGGTTCACCCATTCAAAACATACAATAAAAGGGAAGTATGCCGTCTGCGGTACGCGCTTCTCGACTTTCATAAGTTGGGTGATTGCTTGTAATTTTTCTTGTAATTTTTCGTTTAGTTCCACACGCATTCTGATACTCCTTCGCCAAATAATGTTGTTGTGTCTTCTTCGCTTGTCACGTCTGCACGACCTAGTTCTGCTCCAACGTCGGTACTAACTGTGCCGTCCCAGTTTCTAACTGTTGCATAAATTGTAAAATGCAACCCTTCTTCGTCTGCATAGATTCCGCTGTAAGCGTTTATATATACAATTACCCCTTGGATTTCTACCGAAAGCGACCACCAATCTGAAAATTCTTCCGCCTGGTATGGATCGTCTGCTAGTTCAAGTCGTACCTGTTCAATCACTGCCTGCGCAAAATCGTCGTCTTCCATTACACCTTTACGGTTTTTTAATAATTTAACCTCTTTCATTCTTTTATCTCTATCTTATGTTCTTTCAGGTATTTGTTTAACCAAAGTTCTGCGGACGTAACATCGAAGAATTCGCCTTTGGTTATTGTATCACCCTCAGGTTCGCTTATAGTAGCTACAAAACTACGAGAATAGGTGTTATACAAAATCATCGCGCACCCATTTTTCTTGCCGTGTATAAAAGGTGTATATTGGCTTATATAGATCACCTTCCCACCTCTACCGTATATCAGTATCAATTAGCCCACTATCTTGTGACCAGTCTTTCACCGCATTACGTAGTTCAGCTAAAGCGTTGAATCGCAAAAGCTTAATCGTTGTTTCAAAACACACATCACACAACCCTTTGTACGCCTTGTCTACTCTTACGAACTGGTCTGATATAAGCATTGAGGATAATTCCGCTTTTGCCAGTTCTTCTAAGGCTGTTTCTTCGTTTGTGTTGCGATATTTTGCGTCATTATGCATCGCCATAAGTAGCGCGCTCTCCATGATATACCCCACGCTAGGCACACTTATCAGGTCGGTGTGTTTCATCGCAACCCATTCCAAGAACTCTTGTCGGATCGCTTCGTCTTCATTGATAACTAACTCACTATCTGCTAGGTTTAGCTTATCTAACTTAGTCGTCCAGCTATCACTTTTTACGCCATTCATCACAGCTTCGTTGTATAAGTTAATTAGCGTTTGTAATAACTCAATCCCGTCCATAATTAATTCTCCTCTTCTTCAGTTAAAATCTTCACTAAATCTACGTCATAATAACTTTCTAAGCCTTTCAACAATTCCTTGTCAATATCTCCTTGATCTTGCAAAATCTCGGCGAACACTTCGCAACAATCATCAGGCGATAACTGGTTATGTAACCGTTCACTGTATCTAAATAGGTGCATAAATACATCACGCTCTAAACCCTGCCAAGCAATGGCGTTTAAAATTTCGTTAAATCCTAGTTTCATCATAATTCCACCTCTACTATTAGTTAGTCTTCATCGTCCGCTAAGTCTCCTAGATCAATACCCACCACATTCAAAAGAGATTGGGCGATGCGCTTACGTTCATTTGCTACTGCTTGATTGGATCTTCTGCGCTCTTCTTTTAAGCTTTCTTTCTGCCACTTAGTCAACTCATAGACTAATCGTCCTTTGTCCGTTATTTCCAAGAAATGCGTGTTATCAATATAATTTTGTTTTGACTGTTCACTTTCAAATATCAAGAATCGCAACATAAAATCAGTAGCTTCCACGCTTTCAACTATCCCATGTTCTAATAATGTTGGGATAGTTTGCGATCGTTCTATTCCTTTGATGATTTTAGCGTAGCCGTGTTTAATAATGTCATCTAATATTGTATATGCGCCTTGATTTTTAAGTGCTTCAATTAATTCTTTCATTCTCTCACCCCTTAATCTTCCACGTAAAGCTGGAAGCCTTCATAGTAGCCGTATTCCATTTTTACGCTAAATAGCTCCTCTGTCAGGTATGAAATAGGGTTAACCTTAGTAATGAAGCTATTTACCTCTGCAACAAATTGACAAGCCCACTCTGCTAGATATTCGTCGATCTGTTCTTCATCGTCGCATGTTGAAACAATACCGACGGTTAAACTTTTTGTCTGTGTTGAAAAATTATACGCGCCCATTCTAAATCCTCCTACTATTTTACGTTCTATTTATAAGTTGTCATCTGTCGTGAACTCATGCATCTTTACGCATAGTCCATACCGATTATCAAAATGTTCATTACTCCGACATTCATCATCGCTATTTGCGAAACGCGCTTGGTTGCCAGTGTTCTTCTCATAGTCTGCCAGCCACTCCTTATCCATCGCTTGCACCCCAACAAACACCAGCCCTGCGATAACTAAAAATGGCGATAAATATTTAAGCATTGTCTGTTCTCCTCTGATTGTTACTGACAGTCATAAGCTGTTTCATTTTATCTATTACATCGTCTCGTCTAAGTATTCTCTATAAAGTTCGTCGTCGTTGGCTTCCAACTTCTGCGCTAACTCGTCTATATCAAACTCATCAACATCATGCCCTATATATTTGCTACATAGCGATAGTAAGGTGTCTTCGTCGACTTCTTCCTCTAACCACTCTGCGAAACTCGGTTGATCATCGCGCCAATCCAAATACGTCGGGTGGTCCACCTCTTTCATAAAATCGACTAAAGCGTATATATCAATCGGACTTGATTCAATACTGTAACAGCTTCGGAAGTTACCATATCCATCTAAATATACTTTGTCGTACCAGTTGTCTACACTACCGAAAAACACTTTACGCGCAAGTTCCACACCGTCTTCGCCATACAGCTCTGCGAACTCTTCAATGCTGCCGTAAATCATGTCTTCTTGTCTGTATTGCGCACAACACTCATTCCAAAGCGGAATTAAGTCATCAAAGCTCATTTGTTCTAAATGTTGTTTAAAACTCATAATGTTCACCTCTCTTTTGTTTAAGTTGTTAAGTTAAATTAAATTTATAAAAAGCCGTGTACAACTCGACGAGCCTAACCTACCTCATAAATAGGCTAAACTTGCGATTAAAAGCACGGCTCTTGAAAATTTAACTCTAAGTTATAACAGCTACACATCTCATAACTGCGAAGCTGTTTTATTTTTCATTCACGCTATTCTATATATCGTCACTCAAGTGACGATATAGACTGCGCACAAAGCGCAGTCGTATTATTCCTAATTGTTAAAGAACGATGCCATTTTGTTTCACTAGGTGGCTCCCTTGTCTTGATGTGCTCATTATACTACTTTTTTATCTACTGTCAAACTATATTTTAAAAAAGTTTTAATATTTCATCCGTTCGGCTAATTTTTGAACAAATACCGGCTCTGGCGAAAGCACTGTAATTATTTATTTATCGGTTTCATATAAACAAAAAAATGAACAAAATTTAAAACCAATTCGCTTTTCTGTTCGCTACATAAAAAGTAAGTTTTAGTGTGTACCTCCTGCGCTAGTTTTAAATCAGAATTAACTTAGCAGATAAAAAAACATAGAAAAAACTACGTTTGGTTAAAATTTGAACAAAATTCGCAAAAAACACCGTTCCCTGCGAAAAATAGATAAATGGGAAGCTAAATGGGCGCAAAAATCACAAGAAAAATCGACGTTTTTTGCGAGAAAACTCAATTACATCAAAGACTTAAAATTTTTTTAATATATCGAGATCCTGTAATGCCTGCAATTTTAGAGGAGAGGGGGGCTGGAAAGAGTCGCTGACATGATAAATCAAAAAAGATTCCAAAATGTGACATAAATTTTTTCCCGCGCCATCTCCGCGAAAAACGCAAAAAACGAGCCAGAAGGTCCCTTCTGAAAAACTGCGGGCATTTTGGGATCTCGATAAAATTTAAAAGTTATGGCGACTTTCGACCCGATGCGGACATATATATATAATTATTATAAATTATTAATATATATAGGTTTTTTAGTCTTTTCGCCTTTTATTTTTTTAGATCGCATTTTAACTTTTTTAATTTATTGAGATCCCATTTAGCTTCCCATTTAGCTTCCCAAACTGTATAAAAAATGTACAAATTGCACAGGATCTCGATAAATTAAAAACGTGAAAAGTGACGAGATTCGCTGTTTTTTGTTGTGTAAAATTTGCATTTTTCGCAGTGATTCTTGAATACCGAAAAAACGTAAACGGGATCGCTTTATTTTAAAAAATTTCGGTTATTTTTTGTACGATTGCATAATTATGCAACGAGGTGTGCTGAAAACTGCATAATTATGCAACGAGGTGTGCTGAAAACTGCATAATTATGCAAATTAGGTTTTTCCTATCAATCCTGCACACCGTCGATAGACAAAATCTATAGTTGTAAGTGCTTGATTTTACTGGGTTTTTTCGTGTTAACCTGAAAAAACGTTAAAAATTTCGGTGTTTTGTTAGATTTTAGCTAATGAATAGCTATGCATAATTATGCATTCGCAGGGTGTTTACGTGAATATTTATGCAATCGCTGTATTTTAGGGGTGCCTGAATTGAATATTATCTAACGAGGTGACTATGTTGATTAGATAATTTCTAACGAGGTGACTAGGTTGATTAGATAATTTCTAACGAGGTGACTAGGTTGATTAGATAATTTCTAATTCCGGTGCGAAAAACTGAACGATTTCTAAAATCGCTGGGTTTCATTAGATAATTTCTAAAATCGCTGGGTTTCATTAGATAATTTCTAAAATCGCTGGGTTTCATTAGATAATTTCTAAAATCGCTGGGTTTCATTAGATAATTTCTAAAATCGCTGGGTTTCATTAGATAATTTCTAAAATCGCTGGGTTTCATTAGATAATTTCTAAAACCTCATAGTCTAGGTGAGATCTAGTTACGGGCTTAGCTAGGTTAAACTAGGCGACTTTGGAAATTCGACCTCGTGAATCGAGCGTAGACGAAGCATTTCGTGATAGGTAATGCGATTGTGTGAATTATATTCCCTGCGCGTAAGCAGGGCGTAGATTAAGAATTTTATAAAAGTGCGGTAGTTTTGGGCGTGTAAGTAGTAGAGTTTAGACGTTATCCAACAATATGAATAGAAACTGCATAATTATTCAATTAAGTGAATAAAAAGTGCATAAATATGCAAAGCGGGCAAAGTGCGTTAGAAATTATTCAGAAAATCAGGTGGCAAAATAGAAACTATATAATAAGGAAGGAAAAAAGGTGTACCATGCGTTAAGGGTAGTTGATACACTTAGAACACTTAGAACACTTAGAACACTTAGAACACTTAGAACACTTAGAACACTTAGAACACTTAGAACACTTAGAACACTTAGAACACTTAAACGATTATGCCGACTAAGTGACTAACATAGGGTGACTAGGA